GTTTTCTATAAAACATACAACGGATGGAAATTGAGGAGACATGGATAAAGAAACCCTAGAAACACTGAAAAGAATGGTGCGAGAGGCCCTCTGCCAAAAAGGAAGGGTGTTTGACATTGTCCCAGAAACTCCCGAGGATGGGGCAGAAATTGGATTCATCGCCGCCTATGTTATTTTGTCGCAAAAGATAAAAAAGCTTGAAGAAGAAAATGCAAAACTAAAACGAGAAATTGAGGCCAGATATGATTGATTTGGATTTTTTAGAGAAAAGAAAGTTTGTCCGCATGGAGGGAGTCGCAGGGATTCCAGTTAAAGATCTTATTGCGCTTTTGGAACTTCTCCCACACGATTCAAGACTAATCGCTATAGAGAAAACAGAGACCTGGATGTCTCACAATATTATTTTTTGCTCATCTTATTGGAATAGATGTGTAGAATCCGGCGCTACTTTACTGGAAGTTGAGTTCACTAGAAACCAAGACGGCACTGTTGTTTGCCGAGAAAGGAAGCCTCATGGAAAAGAAAAAAGTAGTGACCTATGAGGGTCTACTAAAACACAACGAAAACACAAAGCGAGGAATCCTTTGTCGTCTTGGGTTTCACTCTTGGCGATACCCTTCGAGCTTTCTCCCGGTTCAAACAGAAAAAGGAAAAAGCCTGACAGTTGTGAAAGTCTGCATCAAGTGCCGCCTCACTCACATCCTCGGAGTTGCCCACACCTACGAGACCCCTAACGATGGTAGTAAATAAATCGTTCTTCGTCTGTGATAGCTTCCTGTCTATACGCTAATTCTGCGAGTAGGAAACTTCTCTGACAGCTACGAAGTCTCCAGTCCCTCACGTCCGTTCTTTGAAAATACAAATTCATGTACTTCTCAGCGGCCCGAATATGGGCCAGAGTTTTACAGGACAAAATAACTTTTCGAACTTTTGCAAAGCTCATCCAGTCCTCAAAATAAATTGTTGAAAATTTTAGCTCCGACAAAATCATAGAACTCGTCAAGCCCAGATCTTACCCGGTTAATTACTTGGACAGTCTCTCTGATTTGGTCTTCCTTTTTTGGACTCTCAGACAGGACATGTTTTATTTTGAAAGCGGGCATTCGAGTGCCGTGGAAATACTCTTTCCCTTTTGGGGTGTGCGCGTATCTTTTAAGAGCTTCCGACAAATAGTTTTGAAGAACTTTTTCATTGGTCCAGACGCTTCGGGTAAACCCAACAACAAAAATTTCCGTGGGGCTATTCCCCGTGCTGTTGTGGAGCTTGGCAGACCCGGCCTCATTTACAATCTCAAAAAATACTTCGAGTTCAGATCTCGCAAGCTCAGGAGAACTCTCGAGCATTTTTGTTAAAATTTTTTGGTTTCTAAGAAGCCACTCAATTGCCAGATTTTCATTTAGCATGTTGGTTTTCTCCGAGACCTTCTAGGCATCCTAAGTAGTAAAAGTCCAGGCAAAGCGAGGTGACACTGTCTTCATCTGTCATTCCAAAATAGCAAATCTCTTCAGCGCCAATCGCCTTCTCGGCCCCAAACAAAGTTTCATATTCCGACTCAATTTGGGCCGCCAAGGTTTGGCAGAATTTAAGGTCTGACCCAAAACAGGCCACGCTGAAAAACAAAAACACAAAAGCAAGTGACAGTAGCCGCATAAAATTACCCCCCTATTGTCAGGTGACAAAAACTTATACAGTTCTATAGGTAGAAGTTGTCAACAACTTGGGAAAAGATTTTAAATCATCTTGCAAAGTTGTTTTTAACATATTAAATTAGAAACAACTTTAGAATTTAAAGGTGTTTTAACTACAAGATAGAAAGAGAGCAAAACTATGAATCCCTCGAAACTAAAACAAGAGATCAAGTCCCGGCACACAGCAGGCATCAAGCGCACCTTGATGGTCGAATCCTCGCCAGGTCTTGGCAAGACCCAAATCGCTGCCCAGGCGGCCCAGGAGCTTGGCATTGGCTTTAAGGCCATCCATGCTCCTCTGCTTCAGCCAGAAGACTATGGTCTGCCAACTTTAACTGGCAAAAACCGCGACGAGCTAATCTTTGTCGTGTCTCAGGACAAGTTCCCGCTCGAGGGCTGTAAAAACACCCCCGAAAGCGGGATCTTTCTTATTGATGAGCTTTCCCAGGCCGATAACTCGGCCCAAAAAGTCCTGGCGAACCTCATTCAAGAGCGTGAAATCCACGGAAAGCGCCTAAAGTCCGGCTGGAGCATTGTCGCCACAGGAAACACCCAGGCCGACAGAGCTGGCGCAAACCGTATTTTAGGCCATCTGGCAAACCGAATGACCCGCGTGGCTCTTGAGGCCAGCCTTGACGACTGGACGCAGTGGGCCATCAATAACGGCGTTAAAACCGAAGTCATCGCTTTCATCCGATTTCGTCCCGAGCTTCTCAGCAATTACAACGCACGGCAGGATGTCAATGCAACTCCCCGGGCGTGGGTTGAGGGCGTTTCTGCTTCCCTTGGCGTCACAGAAGCCGAGTTTGAGACCTTCACAGGGGACGTAGGCGAAGGCCCTGCCAGCGAGTTCATGGCCTTTCTGAAGGTGTTTAAATCTATGCCAAATCCCGACCGCATCATGCTGAACCCCAAGAAAGAAGAAGTCCCGAGTGACCCGGCAACTCTTTACGCCCTTTGCGGGGCTCTTGTGGCGCGAACCACATCAGGAACTTTTGACCGGGCTCTGACCTACATCAAAAGAATGCCGCCGGAGTTCTCGGCTCTTTACATCAAAGACGCCATGGCAAAATGCCCTGACATCGCAACAACAAAAGCATTCATCGACTGGGCGTCCAAAGAAGGCGCTGCACTTTTCAACTAAATAGGAGCCAAAAAATGAAAAAGATTAAAGCCAAAAAATCACTCTCCGAAAAAGCCCTTCTCGTCGTGGTGTCGATCAGTCAATGGTCGGGCCGCAAGATCGACAAAAAGGCAACAGAAACGGCAAATGTCGCCCACAAAGCAAGCCAGCAAGCCGGGCGCTACCACAAGGCGCTCTTGCCAGGAGCCGAGGAGCTTTCAAATATTTCAGCTCTGGCTAGCCAGGCTAGAACCTACTTCTACGAACAAACACTTCCTTGGATGAATGACGGAAGCAGAATCATCTCAGGAAAGAACTATTTAAGGTTTGCTGGAGAAATGCAGAAGATAAAAGCTGAGTTCGAGTCCTCAGTAAAAGCCTTCGTCGCGGCCTACCCAAAACTTAAAGCCGAAGCGGTCCAAAAACTCGGAGAGCTTTACGACGCCGAAGAATATCCCGAAGACATCTCTTCAAAATTCAGCCTTGAGGTCTCTTTCCTGCCACTTCCCGACGTAAAAGATTTCCGCACAGAAATCTCTGACGCTGAGAAAAAGGCATTCATCGCAAAGATGAAAGAAACAGAACTAAAAGCCACGCAAGAGTGCTTCAATCGCCTTCACACTGTCGTTAAAAACGCGGCTGAGAAACTAAAAAAGCCCGATGCTATTTTCCGCGACAACTTGATCGAGAACATCAAAGAAATGGTCAGCCTTTTGCCGATGCTCAATGTCTCGGACAGCTCGCAGCTCGAGAAGATCAGAAAAGAAGTGTCTGAGCTAGTTGGCGAAATTGACGTAAAAGAAATCCGGCAGGACTCCAAAAAGCGAGATGTCGCCAGCAAAGCTCTTTCAGACATCGAAGCTAAGATGGGCGCTTTTATGGGGAGAAAATAATGAGCATTCCTGTTAAGTTCGACAAAGTAACAAAAGCACGGGCTGGGCTGATTTTAGACCACCCGTTCTTTGCCTCTATCTTGCTGCCAATGCCGCTTCGCTATGCTGAAGATGTTCCCACAATGGCAACAGACGGCGAGACAATTAAAATTAATCCAGGGTGGACTGAGAGGCTCACTCTGGCTGAGACGACTTTTGTTCTGGCACATGAGGCCCTTCACTGTATGTTCGACCACATGGGCCGCCGGGCGGGAAGAAACCACAACAAATGGAACCAGGCCGCTGACTATGTCATTAACGACTTGCTCGTGAAAGAGAAAATCGGCTCGATGCCAGTCGGGGGACTTTTAAATCCCCATCTTGTAAAAGAGGGCGGCGGGACCGCAGAAGGTGTCTACAAGCTTTTACCTGAAGGCGCTGAGAAAAACGGGGCGGGAACTCCTGGCGGTGCCATGGATGATGTTCACGACGCTGGCTCCGACAACGGCGAAGGACAAACAGATGAAGCCAAGATGGCCGAAAAATCTGCACAGATAAAAGTTAGAGTCATCGCCGCAAAGAACGCAGCCAAGATGCAAGGGAAGCTCTCTTCAAACCTCGAACGACTTTTGGATGAAGTCCTAGCTCCGCAAGTTGACTGGAAAGAAGTTCTTAAAAACTTTTTATCTGAGAAAGCAAAAACAGATTACTCCTACGCAAGACCGAAAAGAAGATTCCTGCACAGTGATTTAATTTTGCCGTCTTTATCTGGGCAGAAAATGGGGAAAGTAGCCATCGGTGTTGACTGCTCGGGAAGCGTTGACAGGCACATGCTAAATGTTTTCGCAGCCGAAATTAACGGCATCAAACAAGATCTTTTGCCGAAGGAAATTGAAGTTGTTTATTTCGACAGTGAGGTTCTGGACGTTCAAGTCTTCGGCGAAGACGATGACGTAGTTCTAAACCCTCGCGGCGGAGGCGGAACAGATTTCGCTCCGGTGTTTCAGCATATCTCCGAGGCGCAAGAGCCGCCGATTGCCGTTGTCATGCTGACGGATCTCGTTTGCGACAGCTTCGGGAATACGCCCGGGGTTCCGGTCCTCTGGGCCGTGCCGGATGGGCTCCTGCCTGGCTACACAAAAGTTCCGTTCGGGGAAGTGCTGGAGTTCGGAGAAGAGAAATGAGCGAGTCAGATCTTAAAATCCTAAACGCAGTCCGGGCCTTAAAGCTCGGACTGATTGACTGGTTTGAGTTCCTAGAAATCTGTCGCAATGCCTAGGGGCATACATTTTCTAGCTGGTTTAAAATTTTTAGGGGGCAGTTTTCTCTGGCCGTTTGGCAAGAGGAAGCTTGGAGACTTCTTGCCGCTCTTTGCGCATAATCTCTTGGAGTTCTATCTGAGCTTCTTCGAGCTGCATTCGAACTTCCGTCAAAAAATGGCTGACGACGACATAGTTTTCTCTGAAGTATTTTTCAAATCTTAGTGCCAATTTTATTTCAAGATCTTTAAAAACTTTTTCTTTGGGGGTTTTGGCAATTCTCTGGGCTTGCTCCGAAGACTCTTTCAAAGTTTCCCCGAGACTGTGAGAAAGGTCTGAGAGGATCTTGTGGCGCTTTTTTAGAATCTCAACTCTCGACCAGACAAATTCTTTTCGCTTTTCTGTTTCTCTTGAAAATGATTTCACTGCGGAATTCCCCTCTCACGCGAGAATTTTTTCTCAAAAATTTTTCTGTAACTTATGTTTTATAGAGAGGCGCGTGGCAACCAAAATTCATCTCCCATTATTTCGATTATATATTTGAGATGGCTGCTGCGTAAAACGGGACTGGCCATAAAATAACGTGGTCGATTTGCCAAAATTGTCACTGGCGCAGTCTTTGATTGAGACATGTCTCAGTGACAATCCACGTCACTTTGTATGCAAGTTCTACGCCTCAAAATGAGAACGCAGCTCTTCTCGCCGCGCCTATTAATAGATGGGCGCATGTTTAGATCCTATAGGTTTGAGGTGATGGCATCTAGTGCTTAGGACTGTTTTAAAATGCTATTAAAATAGCATGGCATAACATTTGAACTAAGGTCTCTTGAGGACAAGTGTTTTTCAAAAACAAACAAGGGAGATCAAAATGGGAATTAAATACAACACTATTCAGAATGTTTTAAAAGCGCGTTCAGGCGGGTTCCACCTCGCGCTGGCCTATGATCTAGGAATCATTCACGACGAACAAGACCTTGAGAATATCCACGGGTTCTATTCTGAGACGAAACAAGGCTGGGTCATCCGGAAGCGCCCATATTATTCAACTGGCGGCTGGGGATCGGGATCTTCAGGGGATCGATCCGGGCATTATATTTATGATTGTGTTAGTTTAATTCTAAGAGTCATCGGCGCGACTATTTTTGAGACGAACGCCGAGGATATCTCAGACCTTGCGAATCTCGCGGCCATGCAAGAAAAGACAAACAAGATTTTGAAACTGAAGGCTGAAGCAAAAAAACTAGGACTTAATCCTAGGCTATCAGACCTCGAAGGGTCTGGACTCAAGTTCGAAAAATGCAAAAATCATTATGATGATGAAACTAAGCCTTTGAACAAAGGGAAAGGTTTCAATCCTGAAGAGACTTTCAACTCATATAAGAGCGCGGTCGAGGTATTCCTAGCAGGCAAAGGCAAGACGGCCAAAGTCGATCAGTACCGAATCAGTAGCTCTGAGATATATTTAGGTGAGACACTAGTCGCGTTCAAGACCTCTGAGGGCAAAATTGTATTGAATTCACAAAGGCTGAACTGCTCTGATTTTGAGTCGAAAGTCCTAGGCGGCCAGTCAATCGTTCAAAAGCTAGTTCGAGAAGCTTCCAGTCTTTCAGTGCCTTTGAATGTTTTAGCATCGGCTGGACTCAAACTAGCTGAGACGAAAGTGGTTGAACAAGGACCCGAGGAAGATTTCACCATTGGGGGCCAAGAAATGCATTTCACCGGGGCCATGCTTCTTGAGAATTCAGGGCGCAAGTTTTTAATGGACCTAGATCGACGTGAGGTCGAGCACGGTATCTGGAACCCGTTTTTCTGCGAGGTCTCAAAGGACGCAAAATCAATCGCAGAAGCGTATGAGTCAATGATTCCCGAATCAGTCAAGACGGCGATGAAAAACGGAGTTGAGGTCCTAAGGCAAGGTGAGTGGTTTTTCATTGATTCCGGCAAGACTTTGAAACTAGACAAGGACCAAGTCCATACATGGGAATCTGACGAGACTAAAGAAAAATTGTGCGCGGTCCGGTCTCAAATAGCCCATGGCAAAGGACGCCCTAATACCTTGTATATCGTTCGAAACCACGAAGATGCATCCCTCAATGGCCTTGCTTGTGGGGTTGTCGAGCATACCGGACGGGAGCACGCGCCCCTTTGTTTAGGCGGGAAGATTTTTGAAGAAGAAAATAGATACGATGCTAAAAACCCAAAAATCATTGAGAAAGAATTGACCCCTAAATCTCATTTTTATATCGCGGAGTCGTTTGAGTTAAGACTTTGGACTGTAGTCCCCAACACGACAGTTTCTAACTTCACAATTCAAGGCGACATTGATTAATTTTTCAAAACAAAGCAGAGGTGAAAAATGAAAAACGCACAATCCCCTAAAATTTTAAGAGTCGAGGACCTCGCGCCCCGACTCACGCTCGGGCAACTAGTCGAGGCGGTCCAAGTGAATTTAAATGTTGACGACGTGGTATATTTTAAAAACAAAAATAAAGTCTTGCTTCAGAGATGGGTTCGGGGACATCTATATTCACGATGAACTAGGCGGTCCCGAGTGAAAAAACAAGACCTTGAAAAGTACCGAAAGGGCGAAACAAAGCAAGACGAAGACAAGCTAACTAGGTCCGTCTTGCTGTACCAAAGACATCAAGATTTTCTGGAGAAAAACAGACTCAATCTTTCAAAATTAGTCCGTGATTTCCTAGAAGACCTGATGAAACAAAAATAGACCTGAAAAAATAATTCCATGAAACGCCTAGCCTGAAAAGCTAGGCGTTTTTCTTTTCCGACCATGGCACCCGACCATGGCACCCGACCATGGCACCCGACCACGACGCCTCAAAATAAAACGTCTCAAATTGAGATTCTACAATCCTGCCTAGAAGTTCTACACCGTCTCAAAATGAGAATAACAGTGTTCTGTTTAACCTTGAGACAGTGACAATTATGGCCAACTATATTCTGCAATATAGGCCCTTCGAGCTAATAGACAACACATAGTGTATCACCTCAAGCACATTGCTTGTGAAGCCATAAAGGCTATATTGTTTATAGCCTCGACCCAGGGGGAGGTGGTAAACAACTTCGTTTCGAGTCGCGCATCGAGTCGCAATCAACTCTACATGAGACCTATTCTCAACTAGATTGTCCTGGGTTTATTCGATTTAAAAGCTTTCTTATTGCAAATGAGACTCATTCTCAATTAAATAGGATTTCAAATTTACAATTAGTTTTCTGCAAGTTCCGTAAACTTTCGGCAAGTGCTAGAATCTTCCACATGAAACCCAGAAGAGATCGGCATTTTAAATTGGCGGACGATGGCTTCGTTCAAATCACTTGGCGCGAGCGGCATCAGGACTACTTCTGCGCTTTTGTTCTGGGCGGAACAATGTGGAATGGAATTTCAGGCCACAGCGCCCGGGCGGCCCTCAAAGACGCAGTCAGGGTTTACCGCCACTGGAAAGAACTAAAAGCAATGCGCCTGGCCGCCAGAATAAAAACTAGATCAGAAGGGCAGTCGCAATGACAGAAAATAAAAGAAAGCGCCCCTCAAAGGGGAAAGATAAAATCTCCAATGATAAGTTTAAAGAAAAAGATGATCGGTATATCAGACTAAATCACGATGGGTATGCTTTGTTTATCTGGCTGGAGGCTACTGAACAATACTACTATCGCGTTATTTTTACGGACGGATATGAGCGGGGAGGCCACACAGGCTCTAGCCTTAAAGTGGCTATTAAAGATGCGAGAAAAGCCTACCGATATTGGAGATACCTAAAAACAACACGTCTAAAAGCGCTGCTAAAAATCGAGCTTGATTGGATGATTGATGAAATCAAATAAAATTCCAAAATGGAAACGAAGAAGGCGAAGCAGGTTCTTCCAGCTATCCTGCGGCGGCTCTGTGGAGATCCCTTTTACTCCCAGGACTATTCCTCACTATAGGTGCGTAATCAGTATCAATGGGGACAGAACTTACTGTGTGTCTGATTTCAGCGGTCTCGAGGCATTTAAAATTGCAAAGCTAAAGTATAGAGACAAACAAAAGCTTAAAGCAGAGTTTGTGGCAAGAAGGCTAGCAAGATCTCAGAGAGGAATAGACTGGTGAAAAAGAGACAGCCGAGGACAGCCCCACATAGAAGCTTTTATTTAAAGAATGGCGACTACATCCATTTCTGGAGAGAGGAGTCTTTTTTCCTCCTCACCAGGCAGGAGATATACATCAAATGCAAAGCATACATCGACGGGGAACTCTACACTGAGTGGGGAGAGACAAAGCTTCAGGCCTTTCGAAGAGTCCGCATAAAAATCAAGATGAAGCAAGACCCCGCTTTCGCCAGGGCCTACAGAAAAATGACTGGCGAGCCCGGCCTCCAAGATCCCCACGAACTCTACAAGAAGATGACGAGATGAGAACTCCTGACAGGATATTCAAGCTCAAAAACGGAAGTGTGCGCCTCGCTGAAAGCTCCAAAAAATTCTACTTCACTTGTGAAATTATTTTGGATTCTGGGATGATTGTGCAGGCCTCGGACGAGACAAAACTCAAAGCATTTCGGCGAGCAAAATTGAGGCTAAAATGTAAGATCGACCCGCAATTTTTTGAGGCCTGTCAGCGACTTTCTGTGCGCCCTTTTGCGCCCAACATTTACGAATATTTTGAGCAATTTCGGCAAAAACCGCCAAAAGATGAGACCCACGACAAAAACCTTTAAAGCGGTTTAATGAGGTTTGACGGAGTTTTTTGAAAATCAAAACTTAAGTAAAATCTCGGAAAAACGCGACTTCCCTGTTTTTAAACGTCAAAATTTGAAAAAAAGTCTCATTTTTGCAAAAGCCCAAATCGAATTAAACGCATTTTCAGGTTTTTCAGGAAATTGACATTTTTAGGATTAAGGTCAATTCTCCTTAGGTTTTATCTCCTTTTTTTCAGACGATTTTTGGTTGACAAATTTCTGAAAATATGGAAGACTCTTGTCAAGAGTCTTACCAGCAAATAAAACAACGACTAAAACCTTTTTGTTTATAGCCAAATCTGTTGTGATTTCCAGCACTTAACTAAGAAATCGACACCACTAAAACAAACAACTCTCAGTTTACGACAAGGTACTTGGCCAGCAATTTCAACAACTTAAACCACTAAACAAACAACTTATTATCGAAAATCGTGTTTTCCCGTACCATTATATCCCTATTAGTATATTTTTCTTCGCGCTGACATAGGGGTGGCGTTTCGAGAATTTGCTAATCGAATAATAGAATAGGGATTTCTACAAGATTTTGTTTAGTGGTGTTTTCGGCGGTTTTGAAAAGCAACACCCGGCCCAATTTTTAGAAAAGGTGTTGAAAGCAAAACATAAGAATTTTTTACGATTTGGGCCGGGTGTTGTTGACAACTTACTTTTGCCAGTTTTAGGTAGCAACAAGAATTTTCAACAAAAGAAAAGGTTTCACCCATGTCAAAACTGAAAGCGGCTTTGGATGCCGCTGGGATGCAAGTTAGAAAGTACAGCCCGGACAAAGCTCGGTGCATAACACTTGATGGCTCCCCGATCACTCTCCCCGCCTTTGTGTCCGAACTTGTTCGGCGTCTGGGGCCGAATCTTTCCAAACATGCTGACGCCGTGTCGCTTCTGGGAAGTGGGCAGGACGCAGTGGGGGAATTGTTTCAAGAGTATTTCAGCTCACTTCAGGTAAATTCTGCGCCAAAGTTTGCCAGTCTGCCGCCGGAGCTGTCCCACTTGATTCTCAACGTGGACATGACAAAGCCGACAAGCAACATCGAAAACTATTTCTGCTCCTCGCAGGGAGATGAGCGACGAGTTGTGGAAGTATCTGGGGCCCATTTTATTAAAACCTCAAATCTTTCGAGCGCAGAGTATCACAGCCTTGCAAGGGCTGTGGTCCCAAAGTACATGCCCAGGAAGCCACCGGGTGTTCATGTTGGTCTCGGGCAAGACAAAGTCCACCAGTACTCCTTTTTCAACGAGTACATCCAGCCGTCGTGGTGGTACTGGAAAAAGAACAACCCCGAAAAGTGGGACGCCCTTCCGGCCAGCCCGCCAGCCGAAGTCATCAAACTTCTCAAACACCTGATCCCAATCCGGGAAGAGAGAAATTATTTTTACGCGTGGGTTTACACTTCGATCACATCAAGAGCCTATGTGTACCTCGTGCTCCAGGGTGTGCCTGGTGTCGGGAAGAACAGGCTAAAGCTTTTGCTTCAGGCCCTTCACGGTGTTTCGAATTCCGCTGATGGTAAGAAAGAAACTCTTGGCGCGAATCAAAGTAAGTTCAACAGCCAAGTCGAAAATAAAACTCTCGTGTGGTTCGATGAGCTTTCCTACAATCATGAAATGGAACCTCGCATGAAGGAATACCAGAACGACTCGATCTCAATCGAGCGCAAAGGTGTCGATGCGACGAACAGCAGTCAGATCTATTGCAGCATGGTGATTTCGAACAACTACCCGCGAGACAACTACATTTTGTTTAACTCTCGAAAGTTTGCTCCGCTTGTTCTTGGAAGCCGCTCGCTCAAGGACTCCAAGAAAATGACTCCGGGTGAAATTGCCCGCATGTCTGAAAAGCTGGACGAGAAACACGCCGAGTTCGACCCCGCCTATGTTGCCCAAATCGCAAAATGGATTCTGACTGTCGGCAAAAAATACTGCCCGCAAAGATATCCCAAGAAAAATTGGAAGTGGCTCAACCTGGAATACCAGGGCCCGAAGTTCTGGGAGCTTGCCCACGCCTCGATGAGTCGCTGGCAGAAGAGTGTCGTCGCCGAGCTTACGACCAAGAGCCGTCTTGGTCCTTCGCCTGGCTGGGATGCAAAACAAAAAGCTTTCTTGTGGTCGAAGGTCGAGGAAGGTCTTCGCCGCCGCAAGACGCTCGAGTCCAAGGACTACCGAGACCCGCTCACCGTAAAAGCCTTTTTTGATAATTACTGCGACTTGTCAGGAAAGAAAATTTTTAAGACCGAGGATGTTTTAAAATCGGCGACCTACGATTTCTGGATCTACCCAATTGGCGGTATGTACGAACAGGGAAGCAATCCCCTCATCGAAATGCTGGGCGGCGAAAAAGAAATCGAAGAAATCCAGAAAGAAGCCGACGACAGCCCGGCCCCCAAACCCCGACCCGAAAAGACAAAGCTTGAAAAGCGCCCGGTCGGTGTGTCAATGTTCCAATGGCGAAAGCTAAAAGAACAACGGGGAAAGCACCATGAAGAAAAAGAAAATCGCGGAGTCTCCCGTGGAAGAGACCGCATCCGAAAAGAAGCCGAAGATCTCTAAAGGCCGAAAGTCGACCCGCAAGATCACTCTTGCGGACGGGACTGTGATTCGGTCCAACGAAAACGACAGCAGACATTTGCGAGACGGCAAGTCTGGCAAGCACGTCTACCCGGCCCCAGTTCCCGACAAAGAAGAAATTCTTCCTGACCCCGAAGATGAGTTTACAAATCACCGCTACCCTCCCCCGAGAAAAGAGCCCACGTTCCGAAAAACCTGGATGAGCTTCATCGACAATGTCACCGAGCGAGATAACTTCAAGCCCGGACATCTCCACACGCTCGAAATTCTTTGTGACCTCTACGTCGAACTCGAGGAGCTGAATAAATTTATCCGCATGAACGGAATGTCGTTCAAGGTTGTCACTGTCGCGGGCGAGCACCGAAGACTTTTCCCGGAAGTCACGCAGCGAGATAAAGTTCGCGCCCAGATCCAGCACCTCACAAAAAACTTGGACCTCTTTCCGAAGAAAGACAAAACAGGTCCGGCTGGGACTTCCGACGTTGATGAGTGGTCGTGATGAAGTTCAACAAGTCGACACACCCGAACGTGGTCCGGGGCCACGCCTACGCGCAAGACATCGTCGACGGCAAAATCGTTTCAAATAAATATATCTTCGCCGCATGTGAAAGATATTTTCTGGACCTCAAGGCGAAAGAAGAAAATTTTTATTTCGACGCCGATGCGGCAGAAAAGTTTCTAAAGCTCGCGCAAAGGTTCCAGCACGTCGAAGGACACTGGAACACCCCGAACATTGTCTTCGAGCCCTGGCAGTGCTGGGCGTTCATGTGCATCATGGGTTTTAAAAACAAGAAAACCGGGTTTCGGCGTTTTCGCACCGCGCATTTGGAGATCGCCAGAGGGAATGGCAAAGCGCACTGCGTCAAAACTCCTGTAATGACCCCAGACGGACCGAAGCTTTGGGGGGAGGTCGAGGTAGGGTCGAAACTTTTTGATCGAACTGGGGGCCAATGTGTCGTTTTGGCGAAGACTCCGACCCAATTCCTCGATGCCTACGAGATAACTTTCTCGGACGGCGAGACGACGGTGTGCAGCGCGGAGCATTTATGGCCCACGTCGTCAAAAAAAGAACGAGTTCGCAAGGCGCGTCATGGAAAACAAGCCGCACAGCAAAAAACTCTCCGCAAAGAGATTTACGAAGGCGTGAGATCCACAAAAGAAATTGCCAAATCCCTTCGCGCCTATGGTGGCAAGGAGACAAACCACAGCATCGACCTGTGCAAGCCCGTTCAGGGGGAGAAAAAGAATTTGCCTGTCGAGCCCTACTTGCTCGGCTATTGGCTGGGAAACGGAGACAGGAAAAGACCTCGGCTCAATTGCCACGCAAAAGATCAGAAACAACTTGTGTCGCTTCTGAAAAAACGAAAACACAAAATTGGCACCTTGTGGTCGAAAGGAAATAAAGCCGCTGTTCCTGTCATGGGCCTCGTCGATGTTCTTCGCAAAGCGGACTTGCTGGAAAATAAACATATTCCAAAAGAATACTTTTCGGCCAGCATCCAGCAGCGTCTTGAGCTTGTACGTGGACTTTTAGACTCCGATGGCTACATCAGTAAAGCAAACGGACAAGTAGAATTCACAAATGCAAACCACAAACTTGCTGATGGGCTTTTCATTCTTCTGTGCTCGCTGGGGTACAAACCGACAAGAGATACTTTCAAAGTCTCAAAGAAAAATAATTTTAAATCAGACACTCTGTTCAAGCAAGTGGCGTTTACTCCGCGAGGCGAAGAGTTTGTTTTTAATTTCAAGAGAAAGAAATCTCTTCAAGTAAAAAAACGAGGGAAACACTCTTACACAAACCGCCGCTACATTGTTGGCGTCAAAAAGCTGAAAGAAAAAGTTCCCATGTTTTGTGTTGAGGTGGATTCTGCCGATCACTGCTATCTCATCGGCGAGAACATGGTCCCGACACACAACTCCTCAATCGCTTCCATTCTGGGCCTCTACTTTTTGGCTCTCGACAATCCAAACGGAAACTACATCTCTGCGGTCGCAACAAAACGAGAGCAGGCAAGAATTGTTTTGGACTCGGCCCGTGCCATGGCCTCAAAGAACGCTTCGTTCCTTCGAGCAACTGGGGTCGAAGTCCTTGCCCACACCATCGTTCACAAAAAATCAAACTCGTTTATGCGGGCCTTGAGCGCGGACCACGGAGGCATGGACGGCCTTAAAGACGCCCTTGCAATTTGCGACGAGCTTCACGCCATGAGCCGCCCGGTGTTTGAAGTCATCTATTCAGGCATGTCGAAACGAAAAGACTCCCTGCTGATGTGTATTACAACTGCGGGCTCTGACACAAACTCTGTCGGATTTTTCCAGACCCAGTACGCCAAAAAAGTAGCGATGGGCGAAGTAAGTAACGATTCTTTCTTCTCTGCCGTCTACACGCTCGACGATGAGGACGACTGGGCGGACGAGAATGTTTGGATCAAGGCAAATCCAAATCTTGGGATCTCGGTCGACATCGACTCTCTTCGCACGAAAGTCGAGAAAGCTCTTGTCACTCCTTCGGACATTCCAAACATTCGCATCAAGCACATGAATCAATGGATCAGCGAGGCCAATGCGTTCTACGACTTAAAAATGTGGGACGCCTGCGCTGACCCGAAATTAAAACTTGAAGACTTTCGAGGGAAATCTGTCCGCCTCGGGCTCGATCTTGCCTCACACATCGACATCACGGCAATCGGTTACGTCTTTAAAGAAAAAGATGTTTACTACATTTTCGATAAAAGCTTCTTGCCCGAAGACACAATCAAGCAAAAGAAAAATCCTTTTTATGAGAACTGTCTGGCTGATGGGTCTTTGATTCAGACAAAAGGCGCGGCGATCAACTACGAACAAATTCAAGGCGAACTTCTCCAGGCCGCAAAGGATCACCGAGTTATCGAGTGCATGTACGATGCCTGGAGTGCGACAGAGACCGCGCAGAAACTTTCCGACAAAATGGAGATGGTCAAAGTCGCAATGAACGTCTCTAATTTTTCTGAGCCCATGAAAAAGCTCGACTCTTTGATCCGCTCGGGGAAAATCAAACACAATGGCTCGACACTTCTTCGCTGGTGTATGGGGAATGTCGTCGCCAAGGAAGACCATAACGGAAATGTGTTCCCGAGAAAGTCCCACGAGAAATTAAAAATTGACCCTGTCATTGCGATCCTTATGGCCCTTGCTGGCTGGATCAATGATGAGGGAGAAACTTCTGTTTACGAGGAAAGAGGAATTCGAAGCCTATGAGAAGAGTCTACAAATATCCAATCCCAAGAAGCCGTTCTTCTTTTTCAATCATCCTCCCCGCGACTTGGAAATTTTTGAGAGTTTCCTTTCAGCAAGAAAACTTATTTTTGTGGGCAGAGGTCGACCCCGAAGCTGTGATGCGAGAGTATTCTTTCAGTCTCTACGGGACTGGACACGACATCGGTCCTGGCCGAACCTACCTGACAACATACGACGATGGTCCGTTTGTTTTTCATCTTTACCTCGCAAATTCCTAACTCGCTGCGCAACAGGTCTTAGGGCCAGACCCCCGTAAAATCCAGCTTGACGCCAGTTGTGAAGATTCTTCATGATTGGCGTCAAGAGGGAACAACAATGCCGCGTCAGCTTGACTTTAACGGACATCGTGCGGGTAGCCCGCTGAGAATCAGCAACAAGAGCGCCACCGAGGCCGAAATCATCGTCTATGCTGGCATTGGCCAGGACTGGTGGGGCGATGGCTCCATGATTTCTGCAAAGCAGTTTTCTGACGAACTTAAGAAAATTCCCGACACTGTGAACACTCTCAATATCCGTTTGAATTCTCCCGGCGGGGACGTATTCGAGGGAGTTGCGATTTACAATCGCCTGAAACAGCACAAAGCAAAAAAAGTAATTCACATCGACGGACTTGCTGCGAGCATCGCTTCGATCATCGCAATGTCCGGCGATGAAATCATCATGGGCGAAGGCGCTCTGATGATGATTCACTTGCCTTGGACATGGGCGATGGGCGACCGCACGGAACTCGACAACACCATCAATCGCCTCATGGATATCGAGGAGCAAATGCTCGGCATCTATGCCAAGCGGACAAAAATGGACCGGGGCGAGATTCGCTCCATGCTGGAAAAAGAAACTTGGTTCAACGCTGAAGAAGCAATTGAAAAGAAGTTTGCGGACAAAGAATCTGAGACCACAGTTGCGATTGCTGCAAGCGCAGTGAAGTCGCCATGGATCTCAAAGCGTCCTGAGAAATTCTTTTCGGACAAAGATGCAACTCAGCAAAAGATCAATGAAATTAGAAACAAAATTTCTTCGCTAGTGACTCGTTAAAAGCGCAGACGCCCGAAGGAAGAACGTGGAACAACAACAACATCTCGAAGGAGAGAGAAATGACAATCGAACAAATCCGCGCTCGACTGGCCGAGATTTCTGCCGAGCTTGAAGGTTTTCAAGCTAGCGATGCTGGCTTCACATCCGAGCAAATTGAAGCAATCGAAGGCTTGAACAAAGAATTTCAAGCTCTGACTACTCAGCTCGAGACTGCTGAGAAGCTCGAGTCTATGAAAGCAAAAGCAAGCGCAGCTTCGGGTCGCAAATCGACTCCTGCTCCTGCTGCCGCTGCTCCTGCGAATGTGCAAGTGGGCCAAAACCGTGCTGATAAATTCCACGGATTTGACTCTGCTGGCGCATGGCTGATGGCTGTAAAACAAGCCGGACGCACAGGCGAAATCGACAAACGCCTGATGAACTACCACAAAGAATCTGTCGGTGAAGACGGCGGTTTCTTGGTTCCTGAAGAAGTTAGCGCAGCAATCTTGAAAAAGATGGGCGGCGATGACTCTCTGATGTCTCGCACAACTGCAATCCAAGTTGCTGGCAACAACCTGACCATCAATGTTGATGAAAATCAGCCTTGGAATGGCGGCGTTCAGGCTTACTGGACCCAAGAAGGCGGCTCTCTTACCGAAAGCAAAACAAGCTTCAAGCAAGCTAGCTGGCGTTTGCAGAAACTCGCTGCTCTTGTAAAAGCAACAGACGAGCTTCTGGACGATGCTACTGCTCTTGAGTCCTACATCATGGCGGCAGCTCCGATGGCGTTTGTCCATCAAGTGAACAAAGCAATCCTCACTGGTAACGGTGTTGGCAAGCCCACTGGGATCATCAACTCGCCCTTCACTGTGACAGTGGAGAAAGAGAGCATGCAAACTGCTGACACAGTAGTTGCTGCGAACATTCTGAAAATGTACTCGCGCATGTTCCCCATGAGCCGCTCAAATGCAGTTTGGTTCATCAACCCTGCGGTTGAAGAACAACTCCGCTTGATGGTAGCTCCTGATGACCAGTACATCTATTTGGCTCCTGGCTCGCAAATGAACCAGACGCCCTATGGATCATTGCTCGGTCGCCCGGTAGTTCCCCTCATGGGCGGAATGCCTGCGCTCGGCGATGTCGGCGACATTATCTTTGCAGATCTGTCGTACTACTACATGATCCGCAAGGCTTCTGGAATCAAGTCGGCGACTTCGATCCACTTGCACTTCGACCGCGAGATCACTTCGTTCCGCTTCTCGATGCGTCTTGATGGTAAGTGTCCGTTCCAAGCTCCTGTCACAACAGAGTTCGGTTCGTACAACATGTCGGCGTTCGTTCAGCTCGAGGCTCGATAAAGCTGAGACCACTCAGGCGTTTTGCCCAAAGCGCCTGAGTGTTTAAAACAGGGCTCAAAATTTTTAGGAGTAAAAAATGAACAAACTTTTGGCAGAAAAGGCGATTGCAAAAACAGTCGCAGGTCCCGTGGACCTCAACACCGCAGCGGTAACTGGCGCTCGATTTGACATCCGAAACATGGACCGTGTTTCTTTCTTGGTCATCTTGGCGGCAGGAACTTCGACAACAACCCACACCTTCACACTTCGACAGCACGATGCTGCCACCGCAGGCAACTCGTACAACCTCGAAGTTGCGAACCCCTACTTCCACAAAATCGGAGCTGCAACGAGCTACACTAAAGTTGCCCCGACTGTGGAAGCAGCGGCCTACGATCTCCACGCTTTGCTTGGCGACAGCGTGTCGATTGTAGTTTTCGAAGTTTTGCCTGAGCAACTTCGCTCAGACTGTCGCTGGGTTTCTATGGACATCGCGGACAGCGGCGGCGCACAACTGGGCACAGTTGTAGCCCTCGGCATGAGCGAATTCATGCCTGCTTACTCGCAAGTTGTCTAAGGAATCTGACGAGGCTTCCAACTTGTGTTGATGAGCCATACGGGGGCACCATGCCCCCGTTTCTTTTAGGAGATATTCATGAGCAAGAAAAAACGAGAAGAAAAGAAACAACAAAAAGAAAAACTTGCCGAACTGGATAAGTCGGAAAAAGTTTTGATGCGCTTCAAAGAAGACAAATTCTACAACGACCTCAATACTCCGATTTTTAAATCCGGAGAGGTCTATGAAATGGAAGGTTCTTCTTGGATTCAGCGATGGGTCAAACGCGGCGGAGAAATTGTCGAGGGGACAATTCCTATGCCAGAACAGAAGCCAGCAGATCCGAGCTTTTTGGTCGGACAAGAAAAACCAGAAGTTGAAGTCCCTGAAGAAAAAGAAGAAAATTTCTCAGACGAAATCTTGGACTTTGAAGAGTAATTAAAAGACGAGGCCCGCATGAATTTCATCCAAAGAATCTGGTCCCGAGTAAGCACCACTGGCAGAAACATCTTTGGGCCTCGTCGTCCTTTCTGGGCCCGGGCAAACACGGTCGTAAACGAAGACAGCTCGATGCAAGTCGCCGCCTTCTACCGAGGCCTGATTTATATCTCCAGCCAAATCGCAAAACTTCCTTGGGATGTAAAAGACGCCGATAACAATTTGGTTAGAGAAGGTGTATCGACCCTTCTGAACCTTCGCCCAAACCAGGAGACAAATTCTTTTCGCTGGCGTTTGTCGATGGTCCAACAAGCAATCATCCATGGAAATGCTTTTGCAGAAATCGAGCGGGATGGGGCCGGAAGGCCAATTGCCCTTTGGCAGCTCGAAAGCTGGAGAATGGAACTTGTTCGCACGGACTCCCAAGCTCTTGTGTACCGATACGCTGACCCAAGCGGCGGCTACATCTATTTTTCTCCGCGAGATATTTACCATCTTCCGAACTTTCACATCAAAGACGGACTGACTGGCCAGGGGGTTGTATCCTATGGGCGAGAGGTTCTCGGAATCCAAATTGCTGCTGATAATATGGCTGCTGGTATTTTTCATAATTCTGGCATCCCGAGTGGAATTCTAAAACACCCCGGAAAGCTGTCCGATGAAGCCTACAAACGTCTGAAAGAGTCGTGGGCCGAGCAACAAGGCGGAAAGAAATCAGGATCGACTTCCATTCTCGAGGAAGGAATGGACTACGCTCCGATCAGCGTGAACTCTGAGACTCTCCAGTTCTTACAGTCTCGTCAGTTCGGAGTTCTTGAGATTGCTCGGTTCCTTGGCGTTCCGCCAACAAAGCTTTTTGACGTGACAGCTTCGACTTATTCCAACGTCGAGCAATCCAACTTAGAAGTTGCGACAGACACTCTTGACACATGGGCAACAAATCTCGAGATCGAGGCCGACGTGAAGCTTCTCAACAACCGCTTCGGAGGAAGATACACGGACATCGACCTTTACTCGATTTTTCGCGGCGACATGAAATCTCGCTCTGACTACTTCAAAGCCATGATGTCAGTTGCAGCTATGACTCCAAACCAAATCCGGGCAAAAGAAGGACTTCCCGGATACGGAAAGATGGGCGACAACTACTACGTTGCCACAAACAATTTTACACCTGTGAACCGCATGGATGAAATCATTGACGCGGACATCACACAGAAGACAAAGACCCAGGAACAAACTCCTCGACAAGAAATAGATCTTCAGGCCGCAGCAATTAAATTTCTCACCGAGAAAGAATAAGGCTTGTAGTGGAAAATGAAGTCCTAGTCGCACTGCTTGTTAAAAAGTTTGAGGAGAGGATCTCGGCCCTCTCCAAAGACATTGAGCAGTTCCGGGCAAAGCGCGGACCCCGTGGCCGCGATGGCCGAAACGGCAAAGACTTTAATTTTGAAGAACACGCTGACAAGATCAAAGCTCTTGTAGAAGAGTTTCGTTTCAAGTTCGAAGACCTCACTGAAGAACAAATCTCTGCGCTTCGGGGACCTGCTGGCCGCGATGGCCGAAACGGCAAAGACGGGAAAGATTTTTCAGTTGAAGATGTTCTCCCCTCCCTAAAATCTCTGGCAGAAGAAAACCGTTTCAAGTTCGAAGACCTTACTGAAGAACAAATCTCTGCGCTTCGGGGGCCTGCTGGCCGCGATGGCCGAAACGGGCGCGATGGGTCTGATGGGAAAGATTTTTCAGTTGAAGATGTTCTCCCCCCGCTTCGTTCTTTGGCCGAAGAGTTCCGTTTCAAGTTCGAAGACCTCACCGAAGAACAAATTTCTGCGCTTCGCGGCCCAGCGGGACGAGCCGGAAAAGATGGCCGGGACGGAAAAGATTTTGTCTTTGAGGAACACAGCTCTGAGATCCTTGAGAGCTGCCGAAATCTCATCAAAGACTTCTCAGATTCTCTAAAACTTAAATTCTCAGATTTGACTGATGAAGACATTCAGTCATTGCGTGGCCCCCGGGGGCGAGATGGCCGGGACGGAAAAGACTTTGTCTTTGACGAGCACCGAGAATTCTTTGAAAGCTTGAAACCTAAGTTTTCCGACTTTAGTCCAGAAGAAGTCGACTCTCTCAAACTGAAATTCTCTCAGCTCACTGACGAGGAAAAGAACTCCCTTCGTCTTCGTTTTGAAGACCTGACAGATGAAAATAAAATTGAACTTCGCGGTGCGCGTGGAGCCAGAGGCCAGCGCGGAGCAAAGGGTGAAACAGGAGACCGGGGACCGATGGGTCCTCGTGGACTTCCTGGCCCCGTCGGTGCTATCGGCCCCCAGGGTCCCGCCGGGCGTGACGCTGTTGCAGTCGATGGTCGGGATGGGGCAGATGCTCCATTTGTGACTGACATTCGAACAGAGCAGTCGGGCTCCGAAGTAGAACTTGTTTTTGAATTCTCTGACGGATCTGAAATCCGAGCCAATCCTTTTGACATTCCGGAGCAAAGACAAAACGTCTACATTTCTGCGGGAGGCGGCGGCTCCGGCGGAGGTGGCTCTGGGGGATCGGGACAAGACGGGGAAGACGGAAAGTCAGCCTACGAAATTGCCGTAGAAAATGGTTTCGTCGGAACTGAAATCGAGTGGCTTGATTCATTAAAAGCTAGCATCGACTTTTCCGACGAGGGAGTTTCTCTCGGAACTGCAACGGAAATAGATTTTGTCGGGGCCGGAGTTACCGCAACGAAAGCTGGAAACAAAGTCACTGTCGCAATTTCTGGGAGCAGCGGAGGAAGTACCGCTGAAGTTCTGGAGAATATTCCTTGTGAGTCTGATGTTTACGTCGGGGCGGCTGTTATCATGGAGGAGGACAACCCCACAGAAATTACAATGTCTGCATGGCCAAATCTTTCTATTCTTTTAGTGATGGCAGCCTACACCTATGACTCTGTTGCGGTGAACGCATTGGCCGATGGTATAGAAAATTCGAACGTCATAGGCATTGTCGAGTCTAAGTCCAGCCCAACTTTGTGCGACATCCGAATTGCGGGAGTTTCTCCTGAAAACTATCTTGGACTAGACTTGTCAGAGGAATATTACCTTAGTGACATTGACCCAGGAAGAATTGTTACAATACTCAATGCCCCGAGTACTCCGGGAACAGTTCTTGTGAAGATCGGCCAGCCTTATAGTAGCACAAGATTATTTTACTCAAGGGGCGAGAGAGTACTGAGGGCATAATGCAAAAGGTTCTTACAAAGAATCAACAAAATCAGACTACCGAGATTGAAGTCTACACCCCCTCTGACTTTAAGAGCACAAACACGGGGGTCCAGTCTCCCGTAAAAACTAGATCTGACGGATACATCGACCCCTCTCTTATACCGGGCGCGGGCACTGCTGACTCTGCTCAGAAACTAGAGGCGCTATTTACGGCGGGGGAAATTATTTCTGCCTTAAAGTTTGTTTTCATGGGCCCAAACGAGAAGGTCCTTGTCGCAAGTTCTGCCCAATATGAATCCTCTGTAGTCATAGGGATTACAATCTCTTCGGCCCAAGAAGATGAGAACATACGAGTTTTACTTTTCGGGAAACTAGACGACCCATTTTTTTCTTTTCCGGTCTCGGCATCTTTATTTTTGACGGAGAGTGGGTCTGCGAGTTCTACTGTCCCTGAGTCCGGGACTCGAACAAAAATTGGTCACAGTCTGGCAACAGGAAGCATTTTTATAAAAATTGAGGAACCAATTCAGCTCTAGGAGGAATTTATGGCGGACAAATATCAAACACTTGTGGGCGGTCGCGAGACAATGCGCGAAGCTCAAGTCACTTCGGCGGGCGCAGCAGATGCCGGGAAAATCGTGGCACTCGATGCCGGGGGGAAAATTGACCCGACGATGCTTCCCGCTCAAGACGTGACTTCAATCGTTGCTTCGGAAGCTTTGGGCGCGGGCGACTATGTGAATATCTGGAATGACGGCGGCGTTCGAAAGATCCGTAAAGCCGATTCCACAAACGACCGCCCGGCCCACGGATTCGTCAAGTCTGCGGTTTTGTCTGCGGCTTCGGGAACGGTTTATTTTGAAGGCGGAAACCCCGGCGTTTCAGGCCGCACAATCGGTGCCCGTCAATACTTGTCGGCTTCCGGCGGCATCCAAGAAACTCCGCCCGTGCTTCCAGCGGACGTGATTCATCAATTCTTGGGGATTGCAGTGAGTGCCACTGAAATCAACACGGACATCGAGGACGCAATCGTTCTATGATTCAAAAAGTTGTCACTCTTGATTCAGGCCGTCAAAAGCTCATTTCAATTGAGAGTGATAAGAATTTTTCAATCAAACGCGTGAGTCCCGGCGAAACCGTTGTTGTTCCCCAAGATCAACAAATGCTTTTGTCGGGGGCTCTTGTTGTCGAGGGACAATTCAACAATTTCGGTGAAACTATTCTCATCGACATTGAGGACTCAGACACTCCGTCCCCGCCGTTTCCGGAACTTCCACCGGACAATTTTTCCTATTCCAAAATCGAAGCGGGCGAGGAAAAAACAATCCCACAAAATCAACAAATGAATGTCTTTGGCTCGTTTGTGAATTTTGGGGTGCTCAAGAATTTTGGCGAAATGAACGTAACCAAAATCTTTCAAGACGACCCCGATCAAAGCATTGTGCCTCCAGGGGATAACTATTCTCATCGCGAAATTCTAGGCGGCGAAACAAAGACCGTTCCCGTTCGACAACAAATGGTTGTCGTTGGAATGGTGAAAAACTTTGGAACATTGAAACTCGAAGGCTCGCTTGCGCTTTTGAGCGGTGAAGTTCCGACGGACTTAGAGGACGACTTTTTGCCGCCCTATAAGATCGACGCAGGTGAAACATTCAAAATCAAAAACAACCGATTGATGTTCTTGCCAAGACATCTTGTCATGAGCGGTCAATTGCAAAATTTTGGTCAACTAATTTTAGGGGAGATATAATATGAACGGAATTTTCAACTCAGTGGGTGTCGCGTCTTTTCCCGTTGTCCCCAACCCGGCGGCGGGAACTTTCTTTTTTGGGGTCGACGCAACAGATGGGCACTTCAAAGTTCAAAACTCGGCGGGCGTTGTAGTGGACTATCAGTCCGGCGCGAGCTATTCGGACCCCGACGCAGTCGCAGCTATCGACGCTGCAATCATTGCAGCGATTGCCGAGAATGATCCGGCAAGCGATGACTTCGTTTATTTGAGAGACGTGTCGGCTTCGACATTCAAAAAAGCTTCGAAGCGGTCTTTGCAAAAACTCGACATGGACTTTCTTTTTCAACTTGCTTCGGATTTTTGGGGAACGGTTTCCGGCGAGTTCACGCAGTTTATCAGCGGAACGGGCGCTTCGGTTCAAACCGGAACCTATGGACAAGACGCGATCAACAACGCAGTCGGCGTCACCCAAGTTGACACCGGAACAACCGCAACGGGCCGGGCGGGACTTGGAACCGTGTCGGGCGCGATATGGCGTCCAACCCTTGCGGCATATAAGGCGCGTTTTCGCGTGGCTCTTGAAGCGGTTTCAAGTGTTGTGGAAACTTTTGTTGCTCGAATCGGCATGGGTGATTTTTTCTCCGGCGCAGGTGACGGCACCAACGGTTTGTTTTTCTCATACACGGATCTCGTGAACGGCGGGCGTTGGCTTGCAGTTTCCCGCGTTGCGGGCGTCACAGTTGCTTCGGTTGACACTGGCATTTCACCCGATCTTGACTATCACGTCTACGAAGTTCAACTCGATTCCGACGGACAAAATGCGCGATTCTATATCGACGGCGTTTTGGTTGCGACCATTTCAAGTCCGAACTTGCCGGGCGTTGCAAACGCAATGGGTGCCGGAACCAAAATTGAAAAAACGGTCGGAACGAGCCAACGGAATATGTCGCATGACTGGATTGCATTGTCTGCGGAACGAAGCGCGGTGCGATAATGAATTGGGAAGAATATCTTTCAAACGCAAGCTATAAGGCCGACAACGAAGCGCGAAAAGAATTCGGGTCAAACCTCATGCTTGCGTTCAAACAAAAAAACATTTCCGAGAGTTGTCAATGGTACAACGCCGCTTGGCTTCATTCACGGCTCAGAGAATGGAAAGTCACTTTCCCCGCAGGTCTTGGCGGGGGTGTGATTTTTGTGGACGTTCAAAATATGATTGTGTCGGGTGACATTGAAACCGCGTGTCTTTGTTTGATCTATGGTGAAAACGACGACATGACTTCGCCGCTTCATTGGGTGAGTGAGGTGCGAAGACAATGGGTCATCACTCAAATAAAAACGTGGCTTGGCTGGCCGTAAAGGGGATTTATGAGCGAAAAAAGAATTTTGTTTGTTGGGCTTTCAAGTCCGCATGACAAAAAGAAAATCGGTTCGCTCATAATTCGTTGGGCCGAAGCAACGCACAATTGGAACCCGAAGACTTGGTTCCAATTGTTTTTTGCTTCGCACGTTTTTGTCATCTACCCCGCGCACCCAAAGCGCCCGTTCTATCTTGTGAACGAAGCTGCGGGAACCATGATCCGGTGGATAAGCGAACCATTTTTCAAAGATCACGCGGAAATTTTGAGGCTTTACAAGTTCGAATTCAACGAAGAGGACTATCGCGAAGTCAAAAACTATGGCTCTTTGCAGTCGGGTGCGCCCTATGCTCTGGGCGAAAACCTTGGCATTGCTTGGGTTCGTCTTTGCTTTTGGTTCAACGTGCGAGTTAAAAATCCTTTTGTTTCCGGCGAAGCTGCGCAAAAATGCTCCGAGCTTGCTTTGCGCAATGTGGTGCTCAAAAAACTTTCTGAAAGAAAATTCGGAATGGGCAAACTTGTCGAAGTGTTAAGGGAAAAGAATTTCGAGTTTCCGCCCGACATCGACACGGTTGGGGTTCGCGACATCTATGAAGCTTTGGAGTGGATGAGCGATGAGGGTCTTTGCGAGCGCGTCCCCAAAGAAACGGAGTTGAAAGTTGGGTGAGTTCAAAAGAAAAGGTCGAGTCCATTATATCAAATTTCCAGGAAATCAATAAAACCTTGACGCCACGTCAAGTCAGATTGGTTTTGGATCACCACAATATCTCGACCGATGTCGTGGGAAATTTCTTGGGGTCGTTGGAACTAGACCAGATGTTTACAGGGGGAGAATTATTGTGAATAATCCTTCTAGGAGTCAACACCATGCTAGACACCCTTGCGAACGTAAAATCCCGCCTTGGGATTACGACATCAGACAATGACGCTTTTCTCACGCAGCAGATCACTCTTATTTCGGATGTGATTGAAGCCTACTGCCGCCGAAAGTTTCTCCAGAAAACCTACATCCAGACTTTCTACCGGGAAGACAATCGCCCCTCCAGCATCCTTGAGCTTTATCACTACCCGGTCGTGAATGTTTCTGACGTTGAACAGGACGGGGAATCTCTCGACGACGAGGCCTACCGTGTTCATAAGCCAACGGGAAGGATCTCTCGAACAGACAAAGACAGATTCTTTTTCTGCGAAGAGACAATCGTCACCTACTCTGCCGGGTATGCTACTTGTCCGACTCCCGTTCTTGCTGTCTTGGACTCAATCGTGAGTGAGAGATACAATAAAAAAATCGCGGGCGTTGACCTCAACTTTGGCTCTGATGTTCAGAGGATTTCAATCCCGGGGGCGATCAGCATCGACTTCGACTACTCGCTTTCGAACAACGAGAGAAAATCTTCCTACGGGACAATTCTCGGAAACAACGCCAACATCTTGGACGACTGGCGATCAGAGCGTTCTGTAATCGGAAGCGGAAAACTCGAATACGTCGAGGAGGTTCCGTAATGCTCCGGGCCGCACTCAACGCCGTTACAAAAATTCACTCGCGCCCCGCCGTTCTGAAACGACTCGGGGCAGTCGACATGTACTCCCCCATGCGATTTACTCCGTCGAATTACTTTCGTTTTCTTCGGGGGCCTGAGTACACAAGCATCAAGGGAGTAGAAGGAATCATCCCGGTCGACTCCCTACGCGGGGAATTTGCCCAGCGATTGACTTTTGCAACTGTCCCAACATCAGGACAATTTAGAATTCAAATCGGTGTTCTTCAGACCGCACTGATCAACTTCAACGCCTCTGCGGCCACGATTCAAACGGAGGTCCGGCTTCTGACTGGTTTTTCTCAGACAAAAGTGACAGGATCTTTTTCCTCTGGTTTTCTATTCACTTTTTCTGGAATCTCAACTCAGCCCCCACTTGCTACAATAGTGAATTCTACGCTCGACCACTCGGGAACTTTTTCAAACACCTATGTTCCGTGGGCGGACAAGATAAAAAAAGGCGACCGAATTCTCGACGGAAATCGCCTCTTGGTGGTTGACGAAATCATGGAGATGCCAGACCTCGGAGGCCAGACCATGGCCTACAGGGTTCGCTGTGATTGATTTCGAGGTCGAGCTTTCCGTCACGGAAAAGGGCAGAAAAGCTCCCCAGTACTCGATTGAGACTGACCTCGATGGGAAGGTCACTCTTGCGGATCTTCTAGTCTGGCTAAAGACTTCTCTCATTGTCGTAGCTGATTCTGTTCTCACAGAGGAGCAGGCCAAAGGGTTCGACAAAAAGCCAGTTCTTACTGTCGACGGCCTCGCCAGAAAACAAGTCCAGAACGTAAGCCCTTTCGGTAAAATTGAGTTTACCGCCAGACAGTACATCGACAGCATCGTTCTTGAGACATACGCCGGGCTCATTCGCAGGTCGAAAGTATTGACTGGGCAGTACATCGCCTCTCACTATGTTTTTCTAAATGGGACGCAGGTCGCAACAGACATGGAGTCCCTAAAAGCTTGGTTTCTAACCACGCCGGAAATTAAAGACAAAGACACAATTCGAATCGTCAACATCCAGCCCTACGCCCGAAGACTAGAACTTCTCGGCGTCACTGCACAGAGGAGCAATCCTCGAACCGAGGACGCAGGACGAAGGTCTAAAAAGAAAAAGGGAACTCAGGTCAAAATTCCTAACGGGGCGTATCAACTGACTGTCAGATCCGTGCGAGCAAAGTACAAGAACAACGTGAAAATCGGATTCAAGTTTCTACCAGGAAGCTCTCTCGGACTTGCCGCAACTTTTAAATCCGGCAGGAGAAAAGATTCTTCAGGTAGGACCTATCTTTATCCTTCAATCGTGTTTAACATTTCTCCACGAGGCCTTTTCGACGGGAGTGAGTGATGTCAAGCTTGGCAGTCAGGCAATTGGTTAAAGACTTTCTGGACGCAAACTCTGCGGAGATCGTTGTCGATATCACAGGAGAGTTTGGAGATCTCCGGGAGGTTCTTGCCTACTATGAGGTCCAGCCTGACGCTCCGTGGCTTGGCCTCGAGTTTTCCGCCGACGAAGAATTTCCTGTTTCTCTTTCCGCGACCAATGACCAGGGCCTTTATCGGGAAGTCGGAATCGTTCAGCTCCATGTTTGCGCCATTGCTAGACTCGGGGCTGGCCAAGACATCGTCTCCCGTGCAGAAGTCTTGCGTGATTTATTTCGGGGTGAGAGGATAGGCGGAATCGTAGTCGAAAGCGTCAGTCCGGTAAACACGGGACCTGGAGCAACAATGGAGTTTGAGGCCGGATATGTTTCCGGCACAATCACCATAGGCTACCGTTATGATTTGACCCCGACACCCTAATTTTATTTACGGAGGAATAGATGAGTTCATCAAACTTGGTTAGAATCGGATACAAAAAGGAATCCGTGTACGGGGTCACTCCCGCAGCGGTGAAAGCAAGTCTTGTTGTTCAAGACATTACCTACACGGCTGTGAAAGGCGGAGAAGAAGGGAATTTAATTTCCATTGAGTACGTCGACACGGCAACTGCTGGCTCTGAGACAGTTCTTGTTCAAGGCAACAAGATCACTGTTGGAATCGAGTCGGGCGTCTCTACTGCAACTCAAGTCAGTGCTGCAATTGGAGCAAGTGCAGCGGCTCTGCTTCTTGTCACTCGATCTATTACCGGAACAGCGGGCGACGCACAAGTGACTGCCGCCGAAGACTTCCTTGAGAACGGAGAGGGCTCTTTTAAAACTGCTCGGTTCACATCAGAGCAGTACTCGGGAACTCCTGAGACTACGGAGTCTGCGCAGATCCGAACTGACCGACAATCGTCTGGCCAGGTCGTGACTGGCCTCATGGTAGAAGGCGGACACAATTTCGAACTTGCAAAAGAAGAAGCGATTGAAGATTTCCTCGAAAGCGCAATGTTCAACACATGGGCTTCTTCAACCCCCGTGAATGGCACTTTTGAAATCAACATGACAACTAAAAAACTAATTCGCTCAACTGGCAGCTTTGTCACCGAAGGAGTAGTTGTCGGAGATTTCATCAAGCTTTCAAACTTTGCCACTGCTGGGAACAACGTCATTGTGATGGCGATGGTCGTAACAGCTCTGGAAATCACTTTTGCACATCCGACCGGGATGTCTAGTGCCGCTGCCGAGGCCGCGACTTATCAGGTCTGCGACAAGCTCACAATCGGAACGACGAAGAAGTCTCTGACAATTGAGAAAACATTCTTGGACTTGACGGATAAGGCGATCATTTATCGTGGCGCTCTTGTCAGCCAAATGGAACTCAATGTCGAGTACGGCGCTCTGGTAAACGGAAACTTCCAGACGATGGGAAATGACTACGAGCCTGTCTCTGCTGCTGCGGACTTTGCTTCTTACCAGGAATACTTTAAAGACCCGGCAACAACCAACACCATGAACGGCTCGGTTGACATGCCTTTCTTGGCGACAAACGTGACAGGTTCTTGGGCTCAAGATTCTTTCTGCTTGCAGAACGTGAACATCGCTCTAAACAACAACCTGACGGTTCAGAACTGCATCGGTAAAGCAGCGCCAAAAGACTACTCTCCTGGAACAGCTCAGGCGACAGTGGATCTTAGCTCCTACTTGAAGGACGGAAACTGGGGTCTTCTGGCGAAGAAGCTCTCGCAAGAGGCTTTCTCTCTGGGCTTCCAAGTAGACAATGTCGACGGATGGTACGGCTTTTATTTGCCTGCGATTCAGGTCACTTTTGACGACCCGCAGTCGGCTGGAGCGAACCAAGAGATCTCCATGGAGATGTCGGGAACTGCGAAAATCGGCCCCGCAGGAGAGTCGGCATTGACTATTTACCGCGAGCCTGCTGTATAGACATAGGGTCAAATTTGGCTTTCCCCAAATTCTAGCACCTACTCGCCCCGGTCATTGACTGGGGCGTTTTATTTTGGGAGTAATTTAGAACACAAAAGGGGAAGCCACATGAAAACGTCTTTGGATAAATTCTATAAAACAAATCAGGACCTCGAAAAAGACGGTGTTGATTTTGTCATTCAGGAAGCAAATCCGGCAGAAGGTCTTGAGGAGATCTCTTTCAAGCTCCGCCGATTCCACGCCGGGAACAACAAAGTAAAAGCGGCCCTTGCGGCCTACCACAAGCCCTACGCCAAACAAATTGAAATGGGGACTTTGCCGACCGAGAAGGCCCGAGAAATCCAAATGAAACTTTTCATCGACGTTTGTCTAGTTTCTTGGACTGGTGTCAAAGACGAGAAGGGCGCTGACATTCCATGCAATCAAGAGAAGGCCCTGGAACTTTTCAAACGCCTCCCAGACCTCTACGACACTTTGATGGTCTACGCCTCTGACCACGCCAACTACAAAGAAGAACTGGGAAACTCCTAGAGCGCCATTTGAGATGGTCCTGGAAGTGGCGCAAAGAACTCGAATCGGGATTCTACTATCGTCTTTTGGCTGACGGCTACATTCTGGAGGAAGACCAGGAGCCGGGAACCCAAGGGTTTGATTTCTATTTTGACGCGTTCCGCGAACTCAGCACTTCCAGGCCCATTGGCCTGTCGGTCGGGCCAATTCCGTTTACAGCCATCTCGGACTATTTTAAGATTTACGAGTTACATGATTTTGATGAATTCTTATATGTGATGCGGCGGCTTGATAACGTGTTTCTCGAGCTGAACTCCACATCTACGAAGTCAGAGGGGGCTCCAAAGAGTGGCACAGACAACGCAGGTAAGAAAAATCATCGTAAGCGCCGACGTTAAAAACTCTGCCGCTATCCAAGAGATGGCGAAAAAGATGGGCCTTCTCAACACAAGCGCAAAGACCCTTTCCGGTAATGTGGGATTTCTCTCGGGTGCTTTTCGAAGCTGGCTCGGGTTTCTTGGAGTCCGAGAGATCACTAGAATGTCGGACGAGATGCAGAACTTAAACAGTAGGCTAAAACTTGTCACGGGAAGCTCGGAAGGTGCTGCCGCCGCTTTCCAGGAAATCAACGCAATTGCCAACAGAACCTTTCAATCGGTTTCGGGAGTCGGAACTGTCTACAATCGTTTGGCTCTTTCTCTTCGAGAGACTGGAGCTACGACAGCAGAAATGAATGACCTCACCGAGACCTTGGTCAACTCATTCCGCATCGCGGGGGCGACAACTACGGAGACAGTGAACACGATCATTCAGTTGTCACAGGCCTTTTCATCGGGCGAACTTCGCGGACAAGAGCTTCGTTCAGTCATGGAACAGAATGCGACTTTAGCCCAGATTCTTCGGGAGCGGTTCGGGAAAGACATTTATAAGAAAGCGGCTGACGGGGCCATTGGTCTGAAAGATGTTTTGGAAGCTCTTGCCGAGAACCAGGAGCGTATCAACACCGACGCCAAAAATTTGACGCCCACTTTTGAGCAGAGCTTAACAAAAGCAATGAATGTCTTGAGCGTGGCAATTGGAAAAGTAAATGAGGAACTAGGTATCTCGGCGAAATTTGCAGACATCATAGACACAGGATCTAAGAAGATTTCAGACGGAATCCGTAAAATCTCTCCTGTTGCGAGGGACTCAAAAGAGGCAATTTCATCCCTGGCGGGAGGATACGGGGCTCTGGAAGAAAGCTCATCCTTTCTATTTGCGGGGGACCCCATTGCAACGCTCACCAAACTATCGACTCTTCTTCCCGCCTCTGTTTATAATATTTCAAATTTAATGTCTGATCTAAGAACTGTGGGCCTGGAGGTATCTAGGCTTTTTGCGATTCTTCCAAAATATGTCGCAGAAATGACTCGCTCTTTGTCAGACCTTTTTAACCTCCCTCTCTCCTCCGGGGCTGACAAATACCTTGTCAACATCATCAACAAGTATGATGCGCTCAATGCCTCTCTCAAAGGCCTGCGAGGAACAACTCAGCAAGGAAACTTTGCAAACTCGCCGCTCGACCCCGCAACAATGCAAGGCGCTGGCCTGTCTGCAATTGATCCTCTTGGGCTCGGAAAATATCAGGGATCACCTCTCGACCCTTTGAACACAACAAAGCCAAAAGGAAATCTTCGCTCTCTTATTGGAAAAATTAAGGGCGTCACGGACGACGACAAAAAACTTTCTGACATGCTTAAAGAGCTGAACATGCTCTACGACACAAGCCAAATTTCTCTGGGACAGTACCTTGAGAAGCTTGAAGCCTTTAATATGACAAAACTCAAGCGGGAACTCAAAGAAGGAAAGATCGACGTTCTTGAGTACAACGAAAAACTTCGGGATCTTCGAATCCAGCAGCTCACAAAAGAGTTTAATGTCGGCGCTCTTTCGTTCCGCCAATTCAATGAGGCTGTCGACACTGAGAAAATGATTGTTTTAAATGAGCAGCTCCAGGCTGGAAAAATAAACCTCATGCAGTACACCGAACAGCTCAACAAGCTCGAAGGAAAGTTCACAATGAAATCCGTTCTATACGGAGGGGCTTCTTCTTACATCGAATCAATCGGGACTCTTGGGGAAAACATCTCCAAAGGAATCGAGAGTACTTTCTCGAGCCTAGAAAACACTCTTACGGATTTCATCAAGACTGGCAAAATGGATATGAAGAATTTTGCCCAGTCTATTCTCGATGAACTCAACAAGATCATTGTCCGCTGGGCCATTGTTCGCCCCATCGCTGAAGGACTCATGGGAGCTGTGGGCCCGAGCACGGGAGGCGGAGGACAGGGAGTACGAGCCGCTGCAAAGGGAGATGCCTTCAGCCCTCGTGGAGTTGAGATGTACGCGAAGGGTGGGGTCTTCGACTCTCCTTCGATGTTTCAGTTCGGAAACAACAAGCTCGGAGTTCTCGGAGAAAAAGGACCAGAAGCAATTCTTCCGCTTCAGAGGGACTCAAAAGGAAATCTTGGGGTCTCAGCCGGGGCCGGATCGAATGTTGTCGTCAACGTGATCAACAATGCCTCTGCTGATGTCGAGACGCGAGAGTCAACAGACAGCAGCGGAGGCCGCGTTATTGATGTACTGATTCAATCTCGAGTCAAAGCCGGATTTGCTTCGGGCGCTTTCGACAAAGACATGCAGGCGAACTTCGGTCTTCGCAGACGGGGGACATAAACAATGGCAGCTCTGTGGCCCGCATTTTTACAAGACAAACTCAATGAGGCTTCTTTCAGCTACGACTTTGGCGGAACTGTTTTAAAGTCGCAGAACTCAACTGGCCCAGTAAAGCGTCGCCGTCTTTACACAAAAGGGGTCGACATGGTGAAGTGCTCGATCAATATTAAATACGACGAGTTCGAAGACTTCTATGATTTTTGGGACATTGACCTCAACGGCGGGGCAACATCTTTTCTGTTTGACCATCCTTTCACCGGAGAAGAAGAGGAGTTTTTAATGGACGAACCGCCACGGATTGTCCCGATTGGCGGGGAGTATTTCACCGTCAACATGACATGGGAGAAAGTTCCTTAAATGGCAAACCAGTTAAGTTCTTCTCTTCTTGCCCAGCTCTTTGCTCAGAACTCTGATGACCCATTTCTGATTCTTATCACACTGAGCCATCCGTCTTTTGCCGAAGACATTCGGCTTGTGAATAACACTGTCGAAATCATTTCTCGCGGCGAGACTTTTGCGCCTTTCCCGATGCGAATTCGGTTCCCAGTGGATGACGGAGAGACCGCACGAGATTTTTCAATTGAGTTCGACAATGTGTCTCGGGAACTGATTGAGGCCATGCGCTCAGTGACAACAGAGATCGGCGTGAAGCTCGAACTGATTCTTGCATCCATGCCAGACGCGGTTCAAATTTCCCAGGAAGATTTAAAGATTGCGGGAATCGGCTACAACCTGACAACGATTACAGCTCGAGTCATCCTTGATAATTTTCTCAACACTGAAGTGACATCGGAGAGATATGGGCCCACAAATTTCCCTGGCTTGTTCTAAGCTTATCGGAAAGACGTATCAAGAAATGGACTGCTGGGTCGCGGTCTCTCATTTCTATAAGATTGCTTTTGGCGTGGATCTTGGAATCAACTACGACACAACTCCAGACCCCGAAACAACTCAAATGATGGTCCGCTCGAACATCGGAAAGTTCGAGAAAATAGAAAAGCCAATCCCAGGTGACTTGATGCTTATCAAGATTCGAGGAATCGAATCACACATCGGGGTCTACCTAAGCCCTACTACCTTCTTTCACTCGCTCAAAGAAACCGGAGTCGCCATCGAGAGACTTGCGAAGTGGGAAAAACTAGTTGTTGGTTTCTACCGACTTCAGAACTGGACTGCTTGTGATTCAAATTAAGTTCAACAAGGGCGAAAACACCTCAGAGAATTTCAACCAAGACATTGTCTCGGGGGAGACACTAAAGCAGGCGGTTGAGAGATCACTTGTCGGGATTGATCTCGGGGACAAAACTCCAGCAGAAGTTTTCACGGTAGTTTTAAACGGGAAAATCATTCCGGCGGACATGTGGGAGTTCTGTAATCTCTCGGGGGCCGACAATGTTTTAATTACCCCCACGCTCAAGGGCGGAGACAACGGCGGACTGTTTCGACAAATCGCAATTCTCGCAATTACTATTGGAGCTGCTGCTTTACTGGGACCAGGGGCCGGAGGAATCCCGGGACTAGGCCTCACAGGAGTAGGACTTGGGGTGGCAACTGCTGCCGTTTCAATCGGAGCTGGACTTCTCATAAATGGGCTTTTCCCTCCTCCGTCTTTAGACCAAAACGGACTTGGGGGATTCGACGAAGTCTCAACATCTCAGATGTACTCGATCACGGGACAGTCCAATAAAGTTGCCATCTACAAAACTGTTCCTAAAGTTTACGGTGAGCACCGCATTTTTCCGAACATTGCATCGAACCCTTACACGGATCTCGAGACTGACCCAGCTACGGGAGAACTCTCGCAGTACCTTTACGCCATCTATGACCTTGGTCTCGGCCCCGGAGAAGTGCGCGACATCCGAATCGGCGACACTTCTCTTTCTGATTTTTCTGATGTGGCAGTTCGCCTTGTGGATTTCAACAAACCTGCCATCAGCGAAGGTCCGTGGGACGATGCTCTGAACGACTCACTTCTTTTCTACAAAGGCGACCCGCAAGTCGAGCAAGTGGCAGTCGCCCTAAACGCGAACCAGATCGAAGGCGGCCCGGCAGAGGGCTACACCGTCACAAGAAACTCAGCGCCGAATAACGAAAACCTCCCGCAAGAAATCCAGCTCACGTTTGTAAACCCTCGGGGACTATTTGCTTTTAACTCCAACGGGCAAATCTCCGAAAGAACAATCAACCTCGAGATCTACTTTGCTGAAGTTGGAACTGAGGACTGGAAAGCCTTTAATGATCTAAATGAAGTGGACACCTTCTCTGCTGCCGGAGGGAACTCGGCATTTGCCCTTAAAACATGGACAATCCCTAAACCAGAAAAAATAGACTCTTCTTGGAATATCGACACTGGCCCCAATGCGAACTACGCGAAAATTAACCAGGGCGGACTCAAGAGACCGTGGTACTTTGAAGGTCCTTGGAGGGCATACTTCCTAGACGCTCGCTCCTATGTCCGAGACACAATCTATGGAATTCCAGCAGCTTCAAACAAAATCTATTTCTACCAAAACAATGACCAACCCTACGCTCCGGTTCTTGGGCAAACTGTATTCTACAAAGGATCTCTCCTCGGGCTTGTGCAGTCCGCGACTCTGATTCCGGCGGGGCCCACAGTTGTGGACCCCTACTATGAGGTCACTCTTCAGGCTCCGGTAGGAAGAGACATCCCCCTTTACACCTATGAGGTTGTCGACCCAGCTTCAAGGACTCTCACCCAGAACATCGGAAGAACAATTTTCTACGCTCCGAACCAAGAAACAGAAAGCCTCGGATTTGAAATCGGGCCCCCGATTCTGGGCAAGGCCCAGATCTCTCGGGCGGAAAATAATCCGACCTACTCGACTTTTAAATTTACCCCGAAACTTCCCGGCCAGTACAAGGTTCGAGTAGTTCGAACTTCTTCTTCTTCATCCTTCACAAACACGATTCAAGATGAGCTATCTCTGATCGGAATTACAACTCGGTTCGACCGAGACCCGATTGTCACTGACAAGCGCCATCTGTTTCTCGAGGTCCGAATCCGTGCAACAAATCAGCTCAACGGGAACATCACAAATCTTTCGGCAACTGTAAGCTCAGTTCTTGATGTCTACGACCCGGACACAGAGACGTGGTCCAAGCAAGTTACAAACAACCCAGCATGGGTTTACGTGGACCTTCTCACCGGGGAGATCAACAAAAGACCGCTTCCGAAGTCTCGCTTGCACTTGGATTCAATTCTTGAATGGGCCGAATACTGTGAGGAAGTTCCCGATTCTCCGCCAAGCATTGACTTCTACAAACAACGATTCGAGACGAACTTTGTTCTCGATTATTCTGGCACTGTTCAAAGCGTTATCGCCCAGGTCGCAAGTGCAGCTCAAGCATCGCTAAATATCATCGACGGCAAGTACGGCGTCTTGATCGACCGCAAGAAAGAAATCCCCGTCCAGCTTTTCACGCCTCGAAACAGCCGCGACTTTACTTCAAACCGCATCTACTCCCAGAAGCCCGACGCACTGAAAGTAAAATACATCAACCCCGGTAAGGACTGGTCGGTTGATGAAGTGACTGTCTACGATTCTGGCTTCAATGAGCTAAACGCCCTTGAGTTCGAAGAGATCACTTCTTTTGCTTGTACAAACGATGAACAGGCCTGGCGCTTCGGTCGATATATCTTGGCCCAGAACCGTCTTCGCCAAGAGACAATTCAAATCACCGTGGACTTTGAAAGCCTCGTTTGTACTCGCGGCGACTTTGTCCAAATCACCCAAGACGTGATGAAGGTCGGGGGAGTCCCAGCCCGAGTCAAAAAAATAAATGTTTCAGGGAATCCAGACCGCATTCAAATTGACGACGGATTTGAAATCGACCTGGACATCGACTACGGATATGTCTACCGAAGCCCCGCCGGAGAAATTAAAACTGGCACTTGCACTCCAGTTTCTTCAGACACTTTTGATCTGGACGATGACATCCCGGCAGTCGGAGACCTCATCGTCATTGGAGAAGTTGGAAAGGTTGTCTATGACTGTGTCGTCAAGTCAATCTCGCCGAACGACAATTTCTCAGCGACTCTAACTCTCGTAGAAAAAGCAGACGCGATTTTCGATGCGGAAAGTACGGACACTTTCCCGGACTATGACCCTTTAATCTCCCAGGCGAGTAGCCCGGACGGAAAGCCTCCAGGAGAAGTGCAGAATCTTATCATCGCCGACTCTGGGTTTGAATGCTCTGACGCTGGTTATGAGTACTTCACACTTCTCGACTGGGATGCACCGCTTGGTTCGGTCTATGAGATCTTTGAAGTTCTTGTCGACGACGGGCGCGGATTCACTCTTGTCGCTTCCACTCGGGATTCTTTCTACCGATACGTCATCAGCCCGACACGTCTTGGATACACACACAAGTACAAAGTTCTTGCGGTATCTGTTACCGGGAAGAAGCTTGAGCTTGGCGCGATCTCAGAAGTAACAAACACCCCAACACTGAAAACAACTCCGCCTTCTGATGTCGATTTCCTGGCGACCGACATCACGGGGGAGGTTCTTCAGTTCTCGTGGAACCAAGTCAATGACTGTGACGTTCGAGAGTACTTGATTCGCTACTCGCCGAATCTTGCAGCGACCTGGAACTCTTCGATCCCACTCCTGCGAGTAGATCGAAACACAACTCTTGCAAGTACTCAGGCCCGAACCGGGATTTACTTTATCAAGGCCGTGGACTTTAACGGAAACGAGTCGGCGAATGCGGCGTCAGCCCTCACGACAATTCCAAATCTCTTCAACCTAAACATCATCGAAGAGACCACAGATTTCCCAGACCTTCTTGGGGTTTTTGACCGCACGGAAAAGCAAGGAGATACGCTTGTGCTTTCGGAGGAAGTCGTCGGCGGTGTCGGGACCAACGAGTACTACTCGGAAGGCTACTACTATTATGAAAGCCTTCTTGATTTGTCAGAGATCTACACCGTTCGGCTCCAGTCTTTGATCCAGGCCGAAGGGTACACAATCGGCGATTTGATGGTGAACTGGGTGACGCTCGACGCGGTGCAGTTCTTGTCGAACACAAAATCCTCGGAGTGGGATGTTGAGGCCCAGTACCGTTCAACAGATGTCATCAACGTCATGGCAAACTGGGTGACGCTCGATTCAATCGACCCGATCTCTGAGGGAGTTCAGGACAACTTCACAGAGTGGCGCAAGTTTGTAATGGGAGATGCGACGGCTAGGATTTTTCAGTTCCGCTTGAAACTTGTCAGCAACAAGCCTAACGTGACGCCAAGGGTTTTTGACGGAACGATTCGAGCAGACATGCCAGACAGGAGTGAGGCTTTTGGTAATCTTGTTGCTACCGACACAGACGGCTACGAGCTTATCTACTCTCCGGCGTTTGCAGGGCCAAATCCAGGAGGCCCGGCAATTCAAATCTCAATCGACGGAGCAGAGTCGGGCGACACCTGGGCCTTTGATTACAGAAACAACGATGGCTTCAAAATTCGATTCTTTGACCAGAACGGTGATCCTGTCGAACGAACTTTTGACGCTGCCGTTAAAGGCTATGGTCGAAAATCCAACAGTGTGATTTAAAGAAAGAGGGAATATGAGTCAGGCGATTTACACATCAATCAACCCAAACACAACATCAGGAACGCAGCTTGCGACAATCCTGAATGACTTCAAAGACGCCCTTGTTTCGGGCCTTTCTGGCACGACCCGCCCGGCGGCTCTCCAGGCAGGCGGGAACTGGATCGACACGACAAACGAGGGATCTCCAAACTTTTACTGGTCCTTTAAAATCTATACCGGGTCAGTTGATGTTGAAATCTTCCGCTTGAATCTGGCAACGGGAGTTGCCTCTGTCGCTGGAGGGGATTCAACATTTGAAATCACCCGCTACACGGCGGACGCTGTCGGGCCGCTTCTAAAACTCGTCAAACGCCGAATCGCCAACAACGGACAGCTTCTTACAAATGATGTGATTGGCGAAGTTCAGTTTGTGGGCCGCGCAAGCGACTCTTCAAATCCAGTCGTGGGCCGAATCAAGACAGTAGCAATTGATGACATGACTTCTTCTGCCTCTGGCGGCTACTTGGTTTTCGAGTCGACCGTGACAGGCGCTTCAACTATCTCGGAGATGGGCCGAATCATCGACAACAAGTTTGCGATTGGCGGAGGCTTCACACCGCTCGCAACAATCCACGCACGGGGGACAGGAATTCGTTCCGAGCGACGCGCTGATGACGCAAACGGTTCTGTATTTGAAGCCAAGAAAAGACGCATTGCTGGAACTGGCGCGGTTCAGAACAGCGATGTCATTGGTCGATACAAATTTGTCACGACCGATGATGCCTCTGCTGACGCGGACTGCGCGGCGATTGACGCCATTGCGACCCAGGCCCACACGGCATCGAATCAAGGAACTCGTCTCTCGCTGAAGATCATGAAAGACGGAACTGCCTCTTTGTTTGAAGCCGTCACGATCCAGGCGGAGGCAGACTTTAAAGTACCGATTAAAATCTTCGCCCAGACTTTGGACACGCAAGACGTGGCAACAACTGCGACCATTGCACAGCTCTCTGCCGCAAAATATATCGCAAACTTCACCGGCTCAACTGCGACATCCATCCAGGGCATAAACTCTGGCGGAGACACAAAGACAATTTTGATCCATAACGGATCTTCTGCGAACCTGACAATTCTTCACGAGAATGGCTCGGCAACTGCCGCAGACCGACTGACTCTTCCTTCGGGAAGAAATCTTGTTGTGAAGCCAGACAGCTCTTTGGAGCTTTTCTACCACGTCGGATCTTCTCGTTGGAAAATTAAGTCGGGGGCAGGATCAGGCGGCGAAGCGGTTCCGTTTGGAAGCGAGGCCTCGCCGCGTACGATTGCTGCGGCAGTTGGTCTCACGACCGCTGCGGGACACATGGATAATGGGGCTGGATTTAACGTGACATTTGCCCAAGGCCCGACATCAGATGATGTCGTAGCGGTTTCTGCAAACCCTCAAGTAGAGGCCGGAACCCAGGTCGGACAACGTCTGACAATTTTGGGCGCTTCAAACTCTGCGGTTTTTGAGCTGAACAATGGGAACGGACTTCTCTTGAACGGTCCCTGGCAGAGCCGACTTGGCGCTGCGATTGATCTGATGTGGGGCGGCTCCCGATGGATTGAGACATCAAGGAGTGACGCATGATAGATAGAGTAAAAGAACACCATAAACTTCGTTTTGCGGCGAATGTGCGCAAAATGCGAAACGGGTGCTGGGAGTGGGCTGCGTATCGTGACAAAGATGGCTATGGTGTGATTAGGATCGGAAAAAGCAAAGAGAGGGCCCATCGAGTATCTTATGTTCTAGCCAGTAAAAATGACATTCCCCCAGGACTGTTCGTTTGCCACAAGTGCGACTACCCACCTTGTGTAAGACCAGAACATTTGTTCGTTGGTACGCCAAAAGATAATACGCAGGACATGCAAAAGAAAGGTCGGAGAGGGTTATTAAGACACAGTAAAGCTACCCGTAGAAAATTTTCGGAAATCGCTATGTCCCGGAAAAGGAATAAAGACGGGACTTGGATTGAATCATCAAGGAGAGACGCATGAAGAATTTAATTTTATCCCTCATCTTTTTCGCCGGGAATTTCTCGGCGGCACAGACGGCACCGGGGCGAGTTGTTCAGGGGACTGTGTTTCCTGGCGCTTCTCCGAACTACCAGAACTATGTTCGGGCACCGTATCCGGCAGTTGCAGCGGACGTGAACTCTGCAAACACGGCGACCTCGAGCGCAGCACTTACAAGAGAGACGGGGACTTTAATCAATGGCCTTCCTTCGTGGGGCTGTGACTCTTCTTCGCAGGGCGGCTACTGTGAGTTCAAGCTGCACACAATTAATGTTCCCGACACCACAGGGAACTGTCTTGCAAGCTTTGTAGTTTCCGGCGATGCCTCTTTGTACCGAGGCGCTGTTTACTCGGGATCTACTCTGGTTGCTGAAACATTTGTGATCGGAGACCGAACGTCTGACGCCAGAGAGATTCCTTTAAGTGCTCCGTGCGGGGCGACTCGAACTTTGCGAGTCTACCAGTCTGAAGCTGGGACAGCTCCGAAGATTTATATTGGCGGGCTATCTTGGGGAAGAAACTGGCGAGTCGGGGAGGTATCTCCTGGGCCCGAATTTGTTGGAGCTGTGAACGTCACGGGCTGTTCTGCGGCATGGTCTGTCAGCGCCCAAAACTCGGCCACACAATTCGGAACACAGACGGGCTGTACCTATAGCATTACCGGAAACGGAAAACTTAGTGCCCCCACAACAAATGTGCCGGGGTTTCGCATAGTCAATGCAAAGGTTGGCCGATACCGCGTGACATATACGGGCACACTTGAAAACCAGGGCACGGCTTCGCCTGCGAGATTTTATCTTTGCTCAGGGAGCAACTCAACTTGTGCGGGATCTGGTAATCCTGGACCTTCTGGATCTTCAGGAGCCACGTTTGCAGCGGTCTATGCTGGCGGATCGACGATTCAATCCCCGAGTGCCACTTGGGACTATGCTGTTACTTCTGACACTACAAATCTTCAGCTTGAGGTCTATGGTGCGAACACTTCAACTGTTGCCGCAATTTACGGAACAAGTTCTTCTTTTGGCACATTTATTGTTGACTACTTTCCTCCTCAATCCAGTTTTCAGGCGATGAACGTTGATCTCTACAACTGGCGCGTAGACGCGACAATTGAGGGCGCAAACCCGTCACTCGGGACTTCGAGCGTTTCTTCCTACACAGGGATTGAAAGCAGTGCATTTACTCTTACGAACCGCTCGGGGCGAAACGTAATTCCGGCTCAAATCGGATGCTCAAGCACCAACTCGCCAAGTGGTACGACTTGCTCAAGTGGCAACGAGTCAATTTCAGTTTCCTTCAGTATTCCTGTCGCACAAGACGTTGAGGCCTGCGTTTCTTTTGGCCACCAAGTCCAGGACGCCAATGGTGCCGCAAACGCGGCAGTAGACGCAACTTTCCAGATTGTAGAAACTGCGACGAATGCTCAGACGGTCGTGCAAGAGGGTGGCTCAAAAGTTCCCTCAAGCTTGCAGACAAACAGTGGCGGCGGCGGCGAAGTTGTCGCCAATACTTTCCCAATCGGAAGCTTGTGCGGCACGTTTTCATTCTCAACTCCCGGCCAGAAGATGCTTCGCCTGATGTACGAACAGACAACAAGCGGAACAATCGCAACCAACGCTATTATGGCTGACGGAAACACTTCAAACGGCCAGCGAAATATTCGCTGGACTGTTAGACCCATCAGCCAGGTCGTCGTAGTTCCTATTTTGGTCAATGGGGTTAGTACATCTAACACAGAAAAAAACGAGCGCATCACTCGTGCGTATGGTCGGTGTGGAGCGGCTTCGGCGCTATATGAGAACCCAGGAAGCTGGATTTCTTCAATCGGGAACGTCTCGAGTGGCGTTTGCAATCTGACTTTGGCAGCAGGAGTTTTTTCAGCCGCACCCCAGTGTACTATCTCTCCCGTTCTCAACGTGGCCATTCAATCGGTCACCGGAATTCAATGCACGACGGCGACGGCCTGTACCGCCACATTTAATGATGGCGGCTCTGCATCTACTCAGCGCGACTGGAATATCATCTGCATGGGACCGAGGTAACAAATGCTCGCACTTCTTTTTTCTTTTATCTTATCCGCTCAAGCATCCTGGACCGAGGGCACAACTGTCGGTGTTCGCACTGACGGTACAACCCTCGTCAACGCAATCTTCATCAACTCCTACACCGGCAGCGGTCCTGCTGCCGGTTCTTGGAATGTTGTAGATGCGACCTCTTTCGGTATTCCATCGGACGCTAAATCCATCTTCTTGTCGGGGATCTTGATCATCACCCACGGCTCCACTTCCCAGACCTGTGACATCTCCATCGCTTTTCGGGCCTACGGCAACACCACGCAAACAGCCGGAAACTATATCGGCCAGTCAGTGGAGGCCCACATCGGCGGCGGGCAGCGTTCGACCATGTCGACATTTGTCCCGTTGAACGAAGGGAAGTTCGAGTTCATCTGGAACCGAAACACCACAGGCCAGTGGCCGAGCGAGTGCGCCTACGGGATCAACCTATCAGCTCAGAGCTACATAAAGTGAAAGTTTTCGACCGCCTCATTGTCGGATACACTATATTCCGACAAGTCTTTTTCCTGGTTCCCGCAGCTCCCCTGACCTGGGGAGCTTGCGGCTGTCACCAGATTGAGGTCTGCCTCGGCAATATCTCTCTGCACGTCAAATGGGCCTGCAAGCCCCACGCAGAAATAATCAAAGCAAAAGATAAACTAGACCAAAGTCAACCGTAACTAAAGCCCTCTCCTTTACGGGCCTTCCTCCAGCAATGCCGCGTCAGCTCACTCTTAACTTGCCGCCCTAAACACAAGGCGACAGAATAATTTTTGAGACTAGACCTACACCCGGAGAAAGCGACCAATGATTGATAGCCTCAAAAAGAACAAAACTAAAATTATCTCCCTCGTGGTAATTTCAGGACTTACTGCTGGATTTGCAACTGAAGCGGGACCAGACCCCGAGACCCTTAAATCTTTCCTGTCCGAAACGGCCCAAAGCCAAATTGCCCAAGCCGGATTCTTCTTTACAATTGCCGCCTGGCTCCACGCAGGGCGAGTAAAGAAAGAAATCAAATCGAACTTCGAGACCCTCACCACTGCCATCAATAAAGTTGCAGATGCCTTCAGAGAAGACTTGAAAGTTCAAAGAGAAATGCTCGACAATCTAAAAACTCGAGTACAGACGCTCGAATCACAAAAGACGAAGGAGTGACCCATGTTAGACGGAAAAGAAATCTCAAAGGAATTTGACGGCGGCGCTGGAAAATTTGAAGTCGATGTCGACGCAGCAGGCGGCGTAGTTGTTGAAGTCGCATACAAAAAAGATGTTGAAAACGGACTTGTTGAAGTTGAGTCTTCAAACAAGGTAAAAACAAACATCTTTCTTCTTGCCGAAAAGATCACGGCTAAGACCGGAACAACATGGGACGACAAAGCCATTGCGATGTTGAAATCGGCACTCGGAATTAAATAGTATGTCTCTTCTGTCGGGCCCCATGAAAAAACATGAACTCGACGGAATCGGCGGGGCAAGTGCCGCTGCGGTAATTGCCTCGCTCTCAGCAAACCCAAGCACCTCTTTTTTAACTGCCGGGCTTTCTGGGAAAATCCTGTACTGGCTTTTAAAGAAACTTTTCACCTATATGGCAAGCTCCGGCCTTGTCTTCATGAACGTGGGAGCCGAGCGTCTTTTAACTGCAATTCGAAAATCGGGCTACGACGGGTCCAGAGAGAATGCTGACCTTCTCATTGCCGAGATCAGAAAAACAGGAAGAGATCTTACGCCTGCCGAAGTAAAAGCAATCGACGACGAAGTCATCAAGACATTCCGAAAGTTCGGAAAGTTCGGGAGAAAAAATGTCCGCGAAGAATTTACGCCGTAGTCTTATTCTGTTTGCAGCAGTCCATTTGATGGCCTGCGCGACAGTTAAAATCCCGAACTTTAAAGCCCACATCACTTTGCCCGCATCAGGCGATGGCTACTATGTGAAAACCGTATCTGGAGAAGAAGGGCGAATCCCCAAAGAACAGTGGCAAGAGATCTCAAAGCGCGGGATCATTATCCTATCCGAAGACTGGGCGATTTTAAGGAACACTGTTCTCGAGAATTGCCTCCGGCACCAGTGTGACGACACTGTCGGACTTCTCGACGAGCTTTTCTACACGCTCGACAAAAGCATCAAAAAGACAAAGTAATCATTTTGGTTTTCGCTTGTACCTGGACCGCGCCGAATTATACGCCGCAGTTTTTCTTGCGTGGCACGGAACGCAAAGTGCCTGAAGATGCTCCCCGACAGGTCTCGGGAAGACCCGAGAGATCACTTCATTCCAGTCTCCCCGAAATTCTGAGATCCCGCCGATTTCTTTTATGTGGTCGACTTCCATGTCTTTTTCATTTTTAAACCACTGGCCGCATCCGGCGCACTTCCACACATATTTATAAATTGGATTTCCGTTCTTCGCCCGTCGAACAAAAATCTTTTTCCTTGCGGCGTTTAAAACCTCGCGGCGGCCACTCCAAATGATTGAAGCTTTTCGCAATTCGTTAAAAAGAAATTTAATGTCATGGTCCGTCAATTTATTTTCTGCCATTGACATGAACTCCGCCCTGCTGAGAAGTTGCGAACAACAGTAGAGCCTGAAGAAGAGGGGAAAGCCAAGTGAATAAGACTTTTAAAGAGCCCAGACTCCTGGCGCTCGACTTCGAATTCAATCAAATCACAAGTGAGTGCGTGAACTTAGTCTCTTGTGTGACGCACGATCTTCAAACAAAGAAGACCCGCAAGTTCTGGCTTCACAATTCGGAAAACGGAAAGAAAGAACTCCGGGAGCATCTAAAGAAATATTCTTATATGCTCGGATTTTCTTGCGTGGCTGAAGCAAGGTCTTTCTATTCTCTGAACCTCGACCCGCTTTCTTTTAAATGGCTCGATCTTTTCCTTGAGTACAAAATGCTCTGCAATCACAACGACAAGCTCAACTGGGGAAAGCAGCTCGTAAACGGCAAAATCCGAACCGTCAATAAGCCCAAGCCAAAATGGCAGCGCACCGAAGAAGAAGCAAAGAACGGATTTAAACCGACATTCTCTTTGGCTGAGGCGACCTACAAATTGACTGGCCAAATTCGGGACACCGCCGAGAAGGACGCAGTCCGGGACCTCATTATTTCAAACCCCAAGAAATTTACTGCGGAAGAAAAAGAGCGCATCCTTAAATACAACGCTGATGACGTTGAGTTCCTGCCAGAGATCTGGGCCGCAATCAAAAACCACTACGCCGAACTTGTCCCAGAAGAAATTTTAATCTGGGAAGAGTATTTTGAAGACGCTCTTTGGCGCGGGCGATACGCCGCCCACACCGCCATCATGGAGTCAATCGGCTACCCGATAAATCTTGAGGCTACAAAAAACTTCAGCAAACAAATTCCCGCGATTCTTGCCGAGTGCCAGCGCGACATCAATTCTCAATTTTCAAAACCTAGCGACGTGAACAAAGTCACAGCGAGGGTTCAAGGTCTCGACTGGGTCCAGATGCTCCCCTTCCGCTGGAATGCTAAAAAGTCAACGTACACCTGGGACCAGAAAGTGACTCGTCTTTGGATTGAAAAGAACTGCGATAAAAAGACATGGATGCGAACCGACAAAGGACAGCTCTCTCTTTCCCTTGAGGCGTTTGAGCGAGCGTTCGCTTTCAAGCACGACTACCCTCGCGGGAACTTTGGCGCTCAGATGGTCCGATTCTTAAAACTCAAGCAGTCTCTCTACGGGTTCAACACAAAGAATCAATCATCCTCCAAGAAAAGTTTCTGGGACAGTGTCGGACCTGACGGGCGTGTTCGGCCTTACATGAATATATACGGCGCTCAGTCGGGGCGCTCTCAGCCAGCCGCTACAGGATTTATGTTTTTAAAACCAGCCTGGATGCGGGCTCTTGTTGAGCCGCAAGAAGGATACTACCTTGCTGGAATCGACTATGGGCAGCAAGAATACTTTTTGGCTGGATTACTGTCTCAGGACCACAGTATGATTCGGGGATACCTGTCGGGGGACCCCTACCTATATCTAGGCAAAGAAGCGGGAATGATCCCGCCAGAGGGGACTAAAGAGACTCACTCGGTCGAGCGGGATCTCATGAAAAGCACAATTTTGGGTATCCTATTCGGAATGTCTAAAATTGGACTTTCGGCAAAACTCACTGCCGACTCTGGCCGCGAAATTTCCGAGGACGAGGCACAGGCCTTCATTGAAATGTTCGAGCAAGTATATCCTGACTACATTGCATGGAGAGCCGAGCAGCTTGCCCTTTACGAAGAAGGGAATGCTTTTCGAACCCTCGACGGATGGTGCCTTTGGAACGACAACGACAACCCTCGCTCTGTCCTGAATGTTCCGATTCAAGGCGCAGGCGCTTCAATCATGCGAAAAGCAGTAGACCTTGCCGTTGAAAAAGGATGCCGGGTCATCTTCACACTGCACGATGCTATCTACATTGAGGCCCCTATCGGGAGCGAAGACCACATCGTCCGGCTCCGGGACGCCATGCAAGAGGGGTTTGCTTACTTCTTCCAGGAAACTGAACTTGAGAAGATTGCCAAGAAAATTAAGCTCGATCCCAAAGCCTGGGGACGGCACTTTCCCGAGAAAGGCTCGATCAAAGTAAAAGGCTGGGAAGTCCCGGTCTCGAATCTCTACATCGACAAGCGAAGCCTCGCTGACTATCAAAGATTTAGTAAATACTTTTCAGAACCGGATTCTGAAATTTTATAACAACGCCAAAACTGTAGGAGGTTTTATGGCAAAACGCGTTTTTAAAACGAAGAAGGTACTGTCGGGCGTTCGCTCCGAGTACCGAGCATGGAAACTGTGGGAAGAAGGCGACGTAATTGTTTGCCGCCTAGTTGGCTCCCAGCCAAACCGCAAGAACAAGTCTAAAAAAGACTGGCTTGTGGAGCCCCTTGAAGTTTTCTTCTCCGACAAAAAAGAAGAAAAACGTATCAAGGCGGCAAAGCGTGTGACACTGAACTCTGCTGGCCAGCTTGACAAGGGTATGGACCAGATCGAAGAAGGTGAAATTGTCCAAGTCACCTACAAAGGACAGCAAGAAATAGAAGGCGGAACCCACGCAGGCGAGATGGCCCACATGATGGAAGTCGTGTGTGTTGAAGAAGACGATGGCTCTGAGGATGTTGAAGAAGAAGAAGAAGATGCTGAAGAAGAAGACGATCTCTAAAAAGCCGCCTGTTTTACATCGGCTTATCCGGGATATGACGAGCGAGGCCTATCACGGAACTGCCGGGATTTGGTCTAGTTCTCAGCTCAAAGTTGTTCTTGAGGATGAAGAACTCTTCATTCAAAAGTACATCAAGAATATGGTCCCGCGAGAAGAGAAAGAGTCTTTTGACACCGGAACTTACTTCCACACTAAAGTGCTCGAGCCCCACAAGATTGAAAAAGAAATTGCAGTCTTTACTGGCAAAGCTCGCTACGGGAAAGAGTGGGAGAAGTTCAAACTCTCAAGCAATGGGAGAACTGCGATCACTCAGAAGCAGAAATCTCAGGGCGACATGATGGCGAAAGCTGTCTTGGACTCCCCGATTTCTACTGAGTATATCCGGGGCGAGCCGGAGGTAACTCTCTTTGTTCGCCTTCTCATTGCGGACGGGACTATTTACGCGCCCAATTACTTGAGGGCGCTGACTCCTGACGGATGGGTGTCTGTTAAAAAAGTCCCGGCAAAAGGGTTTGAGATCTTGGTTAAAGTTCGCGCCGACTGTCTCGGAGAAGATTTCATTTCAGATTTGAAATCAACTTCAGGCCGCGCTAACAAGTCCGGCAGTGTTCGCGGAAGCATCAGCAAATACATGTATGATCTTTCTGCGGCCCTATACCTGGACATCTTCTCGCTTGAGAAGCCTGACCTTGAACGCTTCATTTGGATTTTTGCATCAAAGGAAAATCCAATTGCTGCCGCCTGGGCCGCTTCGGAAAGCCAAATCCGTGTTGGACGGGCGAAGTGGATGAAAGCCCTTCTGCGAATTGCTGATTTGTCCAAAGCAAACTGGGAGATCGTGGACTACTTGCGGGAGGCCGAGCCGCTTCCGCATGAACTTGAATGGCTCAAAGTTAAAGAATCAGATTTACTATAGGAGAGAAATATGAAAATGACAGAAGCGAAATACACTCGCCGCTATGTAACCGGCGAATACGAATTTGAAGAGATGACTCTCACCGCTCAAATCGAAAACGAAAGCGGCGCAGAGGCACTTGTCGAACTCAAAATGGAAGTTGAAGCCGCCCACTCAGGACAGCTTGACTCAGAAGAAGAACCAGTAGAAACACCTAAAACTAAGGAGAAAAAGAAAAATGGAACTAAATCAAAAGCCCGTAACACTGACGACGAAGACACAGACTACGAAAGTGCCGAAGACGAAGATTCAGGAGATGATGGCGAAGGCGATCAAGACGATGAAACCCCAGCATCTCAAGATGACGACGACGCTGACGATTCTTCCGACGACGCAGAAGACGCAGCAAGTGAAGAAGATGAAGAAGAAAAACCTGCAAGCAAAAAAGCAGCTCCAGCCAAAAAAGCAGCAGGAAAAAAAGGCGGCAGCAAAAAGCCCCAAGTCTACAACCGCACAATCGAACAGCACAAAGAAATCTTCAGCGGAGTTCTTAAATCTGTAGCCCCCAACTGGAAGAAATCAGAAGAGACCAAAGCGAAAGCTAAAAAGGTTTCTGAGAAAATGGAAGGCGCAGAGTTCTTGGACGCAAGCGGTGAAGTTGTTGAAAGCTTCACAGCCCAAGTTAAAAAACTCATGGCCACTAAAAAGTAACCAAAAGAGTGGGCCCGGATCTTCCGGGCCCTTTCACTATGAAGCTCCCAAAAATAGCTACCAAAAATCAGCATTTAATGTTCGAATACGGGAAGAAAAATCCCTACTCTTTGCTGTGCGCAGAACCCCGGTTGGGCAAGTCGGCCTGCGCCATCTGGCTTCAGCGACTCCGAAACTCCAACACCCTTATTGTCTGTCCAAGCTACCTCATCTTGAACTGGAAAAAAGAAATCCTGAAGTGGAGCCCTGACGCACAGGTCACTGTGTTCCGAAAAGGAAAAGAAATTTACGATGTCTGCGACGCGGACTTTGTTGTCACGTCCTATGACCTTGTTCAAAAGGCCGAGCACCTATTTGAATGGTGCGACACTGTCATCGCCGACGAAGTTCACAACTTAAAATCTATCAAAGCAAAAAGGACCGAATTCTTTCACCGGGCTCTTTACGAGAACTCGGTTAAATATTTCCATGGCCTGACCGGGACGCCATTGAAGAACCGAGTCCGGGAATTCTACAGCTTGCTTGCTCTGACCTACTACGACCCGAGACTCCAGCAATCGAAAGCGGACTTTTTGGATCTATATCCCGATGAAATTTCTTTTGCTGAGAAGTTCAGCTTTCGGCAGCAATATGAAGTCAAGGTCACGACCAAACGCGGGGCTCAGTTCTACATGCCTATTGTGAAATACGAAGGACTTCGAAATCTCCCCGAACTAAAGAGATGGCTCGAGGGGAGATACATCAGAATCCGAGCAAACAAAGATGACCTCCCGCCAATCTCCTATCTCGATGTATTGATTTCAGACTCTCCCAATCAGAAGCTTTTGCAGTCCTTCAACGCCTTCTTCTCTGGGGAGGACTCGCATCTCGTTCGGCCCGACATCAAAGTCCAGGCGGCGATGCAAAAAGTCCCTTTCACAATCAAGTATGTGGAAAACCTTATGGAAACTGTGGATTGCTGCTTGGTCTACTCCGACCACAAAGAGCCAGTCAAAGCCATCGCCAAGCATTTTAAGGTCCCTGCCATCACGGGAGAAATGCCAGGGACCAAACGAGCCGAACTTGTCCGCGACTTTCAGGCCGGAAAAATAAATATGTTGTGCGCAACTATCGGGTCCCTGAAGGAAGGTGCCGATCTGTTTAGGGCAAAAGACATTGTTCTTTCGGACCTCTGCTGGGTCCCTGGCGACTTGTTCCAAGTGATAAACCGTGTTAGGGCTATCGGAGAGAAAGAACCAAGAACCGTCCATAGAATCTATGGCTCTCCGCAGGATGAGAAAATCGCCGAGACGCTCGAGAGTAAAATGGAGGTCATCAATGCGGCAACGTAGTAAGGACAAAAGGAATGCTCCGAATTCAAAAACTCAAACAGCCCAAAGTCTCGTCTGGTAAAAGAATCGGCCCCGGAGAGCGTCTTAAAATTAAAGGCGTGACTATTATAAATTCCAACAACTACGATCTTTGGGCTGACACCTACAAACGTAAAGACACAAAGAAGGGGAAATCCGAATGAAAATCGTGACCTATATTCCACGCCCTGGCGACTACGGCAGCGCAGGCGTTAAAGTTTTGCAGCAGGCTCTAAACGAAAAAATGCCATCGCTCAAAGTAAAAGTTGATGGCGACTTTGGCCCGGCCACAAAAACAGCCGTCAGTAAATTCCAAAAATCAGTTGGCCTTCCTGGCTCTGGAGTTCCGGGCCCCAAAACCATAACGGCCCTTGGCATCAAGGTCGGAATGGCAAGCGAGGCCCCTCCCGTTCCGGCAACATCGTTGTCTCTTTCTTGGGACTCAAAGCCCGAAAGAATTGAGTGGTCGAATTATTTGATCTCTCGCCTTTACGGCATCTATGAGTCTCACATTATCAAAATTAAAGACATGGCCCGGTTTCGCCCTGACTGGGCCGGACTCACAAAAGACCAACAGATTTTTGTTATCGCAGAGCTTATTGTCCAGATGGCGAAATATGAAAGCGGCTGGAATCCAAAGTCGGCGAGCGTTGATGTCGGCAAGAAAGAAAAACGAGACACTTGGTCAATCGGCCTTCTCCAGATTTCAGTTGTCGACCAGTCCTGGGCAAAGCCTCGTGACAAAGCCAAGTACACCTACGAGGAACTTCTAACTGCTATTCCGAATCTCGATCTGTCTCTTGCGATCCTCACAAGACAGATTGAAAAAGATGGCCGCCTCGTCTTGCCAAACAAATCGAATCTTCGCTACTGGGCCGTCATGCTCGATGGGAACAAGTACTCGAAAGTTTCTGCCATTGAGTCTTTTATCAAAAAACTGAACGTCTCCCTGGCTCCGAAACAAGAAGCTAAAAAGCCCACGGGCAAAATCACCCGGAAGACGATTGCTGATTTGATTGTCGCCAATATCCAAAAAGATATTGACGCGGGACTCCGAGAAACTCACGGCAAAAACCGTTCGCCCCGAATCGACTCTTTCAACAAGCGAGCGAAGTCCTACCTGGGGGCTCCGTATTGCGCCTCGGGCGGCTGGTGCGCGATTGACGACGCCTGCAAAGAGCTTGGCCTAAACAACCCTGTTCCGCCCACAGCATCTTCCCAGGCGTTCCGCCGGGCATCCTTTGTGCCTGCGAAATACATGCGCCCCGAAGGATCTCTCGGAAAGAAAGGCGATGTCGGAGTGTTGCAGCAAGTCGAAAACCCCGACCAGGGTCACTATGTCACGGTCAGCGAGGACCAAGTGAAGCATCCGTTGTTCAAGGCCGTCGAGTACAACACCGATGGGTCTGGGTCCCGAGACGGTGATGGGGCCTACGCAATGGTTCGATCCACAGTTGACCGATCAAAGTCAAACTCCGGAAAGATTTTTGTTTGTTTCACAGATGTTCCGCAGTGGATTCTGGACGCCAATAAGTCCAAGGTCTAGTCGGCAGGGGCCTGGACGTTTCCGGGCCCAATTCCTTTTGGCAGGCGGGCCGTCCGTGGCCCATAATCATCCTATGACTGATGCTGCCTCAAAAGAATTTGAAGATCCAGAACTAGAACACACCGAGGGCAGCGAAATCGCCGCTGCTGTCGATGTCTCAACCTATGGGAACGACAAAGTCTTCCGCCCAATTTACATCAATCAAGACGACCAGGTTCTTGCCCTGACCCCGCGTGACGCCAAAAGACTTCTTAGGTTCCTTAAAAAAGCCGTGAAGTTTGTCGAGGAATACGAGACCCGGATAATTCAGTGACGGGCCTCAAGTTGTTGACAACTTTATTTGCTGGTGTTTCTATCCCCGGACTAGACAGGGGAAACACCGAATGCCAGAGCAACTTCCAAAGCTATTTAAGAAAACAATTACCGGGGCCATTCAACAGTGGCAGGTAGGAATCGAAGACGAGACAGTCATCGTCACGACCTTCGGTCAAGTCGGCGGAGCCCAGCAGACTGTGAAAGACTCCGTGAGAAGCGGAAAAAATCAGGGAAGAAAAAACGAAACGGATCCAGGAGAACAAGCCTTCAAAGAGGCCAGCGCCCTGTGGCTAAAGAAAAAGAAAGCTGGATATGTCGAGAGCTTCGAAGACGCGGAGTCTGGGATAACTGACAGCGAAGTCATCCACGGAGGAATTATCCCAATGACCGCCAAGGTCTACGAGGACCACTCAAAGAAGCTTGAGTTCCCTGTGGCAGTTCAGCCAAAACTTGATGGCCATAGATGTATCGCCATGATCGACGAAAGCGGCAGAGCGACTCTTTGGTCAAGATCCAGAAAGCGAATTTACTCGGCCCCGCACATTGAAAAAGAAGTCGGGGAAGTTGCCAAGAAACTAGGCCTCTCCGGGAAAATCCTGGACGGGGAGATTTACAATCATGGCCTGCGCCACGAGTTCGAGAGAATCACTTCTATCGCCAGAAAAATAGTTCCAGACAAAGATCACAGACTTTTGCAGTACCACATCTATGACATCGTGTCGGACTCTTGCTTTACGAAGCGATCACAAATACTTGGGAAGATCAAAAGCGAAAGTCTCAGGGCCGTGGAGACAATCATTGTTCCTGATGAAAAAGGCGTCATGAAGATGTTCGGCAAATTTGTCGAGGAGGGCTATGAGGGCGCAATGGTCCGCAAGCTCAAAACCCCGTACACAAAACATCGCTGCACGGGGCTTTTAAAAGTTAAAGGCTTTCAAGAGTCCGAGTTTAAAATCGTTGGGGTCGAAGAAGGTCGAGGTAAACTTCAAGGCCACGCAGGCGCTTTTGTTTGCACGACGAACGCAAGAGTCCCGGAGGAGTTTCGCGTGAAGATGTCTGGCGAAACTAAAATGCTTAAAACTTATTTTGAAAACTTCTCGGAGTATCTCGGGAAGATGCTGACAGTAAAATATCAAGGACTGACTGTGTATGGGACCCCTCGGTTCCCGGTTGGCCTACGGATTCGGGAGGATTTATGAAAGACTACATTAAAGAGGCTCTGGTCACAGACGCAGAGGACTACAGTCCGATGGCTGCTCGGTCCTCAGAAAAACATGCTGTTAGAATCCTCCATGCGGCTATGGGTCTCAGCACTGAAGCCGGGGAGATCCTCGATGCCATGAAAAAACATATCTTCTATGGGAAGCCTATAGATCTTGTAAATTTGAAGGAGGAGGCTGGCGACATATTTTGGTATTTGGCTGTCCTCTGCGACGAGCTGGGAATCACGTTTGGGGAAGCACAAGAAACAAATATCAAAAAGCTCCGGGCCCGCTTCCCGAATAAGTTCAACGAATTCGACGCCAACAACAGAGATCTCAGCAAAGAGCGAGAGATCCTAGAAATGGACACATAAAAAATGGGGAAAATAATTCAACTAGAAAAAGGGACTTCGGGCACAAATCCTTGCCCGATCTGCGGCCAACATCACCCGCCGCAGAATCGCTGCCAGTTTGAACACCTGTCGAAGCGGGTCACTCTACTGCTCGAGGCCAATCAAATTATTCCGAGCTTGATGCAGGCAAATAAAGAAGCCGTCACGACTGCAAAACAGTTCCAGATTTTACTGAAGAAAGCTGACGAGGCCCACACAGTTCTAATGGAGGTTCTGGCAGAACGGGGAGAGATCGGCGAAGAAATCAAAAATGAATATCTCTGGAGGCTAGACAATTGGGCCAAAGAAACTTTAAACCAAAACACCGAGCAGTTGTCACTGGGCATAGAGAACTCAACCTCGAGCGAACAAAGCGACAAAAACTCTACCGAGACCGAACCCACGGAAACTGGGAAAATTATTCTCGCCGATTCCTAGAGATAAACACGAGATGCTACTGCTGCAATGAGCTGGCAACAGTTGTCGACCACATTCGCCCGGCGATGGGAGAAGTAGAGTGGTTCTGGAAACAGGGCAACTATCTGCCGATGTGCTTCACATGCCACAACGTCGTTACAGGAAAGTTCGACAAGAAGTTTGCCGGGGAAGAAACAGTCACGGAAAAAATAAAGTGGATGAACGGAACTAGGGCGTCAAACCAGTTAAGATCGGATGAAAAGTTTCCAAAGGTAAAGATAGTCCCGTTCGATAAAGATAAAAAGTAGTATACGGTTTGGGACGTGCGGCCTTTAGGGGTTGTTAGCTGTTAAGTCGAACTGGCGAGCGACCACGTCCCATCTTTTTTTTTGAGGAGGAACTTTATGAAATATTTTTTGATTGCCATTTTGCTAGTTGGGGCGGGCTGTACTTTTCAGGATGCCCGTCCTGGAAATGTTAAAAAAGTCGACAAGAAATTCTGTGTCTCTGTTTGTAGGTCCTCAGAGTTTCAAAACTTTCATAATCGAGGAAGATCTTGGGGAGCAGGATCTAGCTCAATGGGTGGCCTGCAACAAGGCGAGATATACGACAGAGTCACCAGAGAGTGTGAAAAATTCTACGAAAAAGAAGAGTGCTGCCTGGTTAATCCTGGAATTTCAGGCGCAACTCCATACATCCACGACATTCACAGTCACAACTTCGGTGCCTGTAAGTGACAAAGAAATCTATTGAAGAACTTTTAGAGTTAAACGGATTTGTTTTTGAAAGAAGAAACAAGCATGTTATCTGGAAGGACAAAACAACTGGACACAATTTTGTTTATTCCTCGACGCCGAGCGATTGGCGAGTCGACATTAAAAGAGTCAAGGACTTGCGTAAGTTGTGTTTAAAACTTGGAAGAGAATTCAATGACGGACGGGAGATTAAAGTGAAAGAAAGATTTTTACACAGGCCATTTGAAGAAGCCCTAAAGCAAGAACCTCAATTAGTCGAGACAGAAAAATCCTCTGAAGTAGTAGTAAGAAGAGTAGACGAAGTTGCTATCGAGATAGTCAGACAGAGAGCTGCGGCAAAGGTGAAACAAGCAGATATTGCAAAAGAGCTAAACGAAATTGGTTACACCACCTCCAAGGGAGGGCCAATTGTACAGTCTATGATCTCATCCTTGATGAGAGAGCACGAAATACCATGTCTAAACCCGCAAATCGGTAAGGGCTGGATTAACGCGAAGAAGAAAAAGAAAAAGATCAAAGTTCCTAGAAGTTTTGAGAGTGCTGGGGGTGATGCGGAACCTGCTCGACCTGCGAAAAAGAGAATAAAAAGCGGCTGGATTACAAGTGTAGAAGAGATTGTCACCTCGAATCTTTCCGCTACTTTAAAAGAGAAATTTATTTTAGAGATTGTAAGAGAGGCAGTGTTGTAATTTTATCCGCGCTCGTGCGGAATAGTGCGCGAGCAGGCGGGCCCGTAAACGGTCGGGTTAAAAGAATGCCCCGCCTCCCCGAAAGGGGTCGCTTGAATGAAAAGTTTTGGAGGGAGATAGGTGTGCCCGCACGCTTCCTTAAATCAGCTCTAGGGGTGACTCACCTCCACTTACGAGTGGGCAAGAGCCAAGAGCGGTCCATAACTTTTCATTGAGGCGAGCGGCGTGGAAAGCTGTGGTTAACACCCTGTACTCGGCGGTGCCAGCAATGGATTAAAAGCCGTAAATCTAGGAGAAGCCACTGGGGACACGCTCTCGCCTCAACTTATGAAAGGAATGAGAAATGAAAAAGCTAAAAGAATACGCATTCTGGAATGACGACTCGAACGATGAGGATGGTCACTACTTCGAACACTATGATGAAAAAGAGGAGGCCGTGCGAGAGGCTGGTCCTGAGCGTGAAGTCTATGAGGTCAATTACAAGCCTCTTGGATTTTTCAATTTAAAAACATCGGTTGTTAAAGCCAAACGCCCAAAGAAAAGGGACTAACGCATGAACATCATCGAAGCAGTGAAAAGTGGGCGGCGGTTTAAGCGCAAACATTGGGATAAAAGCAGCTATTTATTCGCAAATAAAAATTCATCGCTCGGCACGATTTCGAGAGAAACTGGGCAGATAATTTTTTTGGAGTCGGATATTTTAGCGAACGACTGGGAAATCGAACCAGAGGTGATCGAGTTTGAGTGTAAGTGGGTAACGATTGTAGATGTGAATGGAGCTTGGCCATTCCCCTCTGATCGAGAACACAGACGCACATTGAACAAACTTGTCGGCAAACGCACACGCGTGAGGATTGAGGTTTTATGACCTACCTTGAAATCATCGCAATCATTTGGGCGGTGTCGTTGCCGATCTGTGTTTTTTCTTGGTGGCTTCAAGTTAAGTATGTGACCGTTATAGAACTGATTCTCTTCACGCTGTTCGCGCCGATACTCGCTGTGGGTTTTATTTTTTGCCTACTTGCAAACGCTCTTGATGATTACAGGCCAGCTATCGCCAAGTTTCTCAATTACAAAATCATCCCACCGAGAAAGGGGGAAGAGATGGCTAAAACAATATACGAGCAAATGAAACAGCACCGCGAAGCTGTTCTCGAAACCAGCGTCAAAGAACTGGAGCGGCTCGCAGATGCAAATAAAGACAGAGTCCATTACCTTTCTGAGGAGGCGTTTAAATTAGGCATTAAGTTCGCCATTCGTGAAATCGAAGGCATCGAAATGCTTCACATCAAAGCGTTCAAAGAGCTTCCGTTCGCAGACCCTAAGGAAGCTGAGCGCGAACACAAGAATCAAATGAATACGCTCGCAACACTGAAGCATTCGCTTATTCGACGATATAAAGGTGAGCCATGACCCTCACATCAAAAGCCAAATCACTGATTGAAGCGCATGAAAAAGAGAAAAATTCAAAAAGCTGGGGCCTTTCCGTTTATGTCGGTTTAGCTGTTTCTGACGCCGCAGACATCGCCAAGCGAATGCTCGAGCTGGAGGAGCAGAATAAGAAGCTGGTTGAGGCACTGAGGTACTATGGCTCGAAAAGTCTCGGCGAAACAGGTGCATGGTCTTTTCGCAAGAAATTTTTCTTCGACAGGGTTCAACTTGAAGATGTTGAATTTTTGCAAGAGCCAACTGGGGCAAGAGGTCAAAAATATATGATCGGCGGCAAGAGAGCCCGCCAAGCCCTCGAAGCGGCAGAGAAGGGGGAATAGATATGGCTTGGTATCATGTAGGTGGGTGCTCTTGCCCGGCAGGGTGTTGTGATTGCGGAGTCGAATATGTTTACTACTGCGCTAAAACAGACGCGCTCTTGATCGTATATGGCAGGGACCAAAACTCGGTCAGTCGGGATTTTGAATACCTGGGAGAGCTATGAAACCCACAGCGCAAGAGAAGGGGGAGGGGTGAGTTTGCTTAAAAGTATATTTAATGTAGCTAAGGACGTTACTGAAATTGCTCTTGCTCCTGTCGAAATCGCTGTCGACTTGACTCGTCAAGTTACCAAACCAATTGCCGAAGCAGCAAAAGAAGTTGTCGAAGACGTTAAGAGTGACGTGGAGGAAGAATGAAACCCACAGCAGAGAGGGTTTACCGAGTATATTTGGATGATGGTGGGAATGGGCCAATGACCTATCTCGTAGCTAAAAACCGCAAAGAAGCGTACAAGCTAGCGCCTCACAAAATTTCGCACGTCACATACTGCCCTTGGCTCAAGTGGGTTGATGGTAAGGCGGTCGATCAGTGGGGAAATATTCAGGAGAATAGACGATGACTAATTTAGCACAGAGAGTCCGCGAGAGATTGGCGTTTGATGAGCCATCTGCAATCAAATTCTGCGACAGTTGCGAAGACGGATTTTTGGACCACGAATCATTCCAGAGAGGTTGCCGTTGGTATTCTACCACACACGTCAAAGGCCTCGAGAAACTTTTCGTCAGCATGGCGGAGGGGCTGGATTGGATTGCAGCTAACAGTCACGGTGACATCAAGCTTGAAGCTTCGTCACGAATTACACAACTCGAGCAGTGGCTTAAGGATGGGGAGTGATGGGATTAGATGTAATGATGGGCGTGTCTTTGCGATACCGAGAGAGCGCACCAGTTTTAAATGAAAGATTTCGCAATTCACACGACAGGGATGACGTAATTGCTGAAGAAGACTTAATCATCGGCGACGCACCTGACACATGGGGTGAAATTCACATGGCACATGGTGCCGCATTTGAAGTGAGCACAGGATTAAGTCGCTATTATGGTATCGGTTACGAGCGCGGCCCAATCTTAAAGATAATTACTCAGCTTGAGTGGTTGAGAGCGCAGCCGGAAGTTTTAAATGTTTGGTATTCTTCTGACTCGAGAGAGGAACCCAGACTGTGGACACAAAAAGATAGCGAAAAACTTCTTTGGCATTTTTTTAAAGTCGGGCACTCACCCGCCAGCTCGAAGGGTATAAGAAGGCGTTGGAAGTTTATGAGAAGCACTTCGATATTTTACTCGAGTCGTGTGAGGTGTTTGGGCCATTTGTTCCAGACATCAAGAAGAGAATTGCTAAAATGAAAGAGCCAGTAGAGGCGAAAATTCAAGCAATCCTCAAAGAGCATGGGGTTGATACATGACATTCGCAAAGTTTGTTCTAGTCGCAATATGTCTCGCGCTGGCAGCGGTCTGGTACTCCGCAAATGTCAGACCAATCTGAAGCGGGTCTGGCAAAGCAAACGCCAGAGCAATTAAAGAAAAAAAGATATGCCATCTGCATGACGACCTTGTTGAAATATGCTACAGGCTTGAGGAGATCAGATGAAAACCACAACACAGAAGGTCCGCGACGTACTCATGACGGCTATGTCCGGGACGCTTTTCGCCGCAATTATCAATCTCGCGGTGATGGCATTTTATGGAATTGCGGCAGAGCCAATTGGAACGATTATGCTAATGCTCGCTAGTTTTTCGGCAGGACTACATTTTGGCGAGAAGCTGACTAAGTGGGAGGAAAAGTGATTTTAATTTTTATCTATGCTGTTTTTGCTGCAATCCTAGCCACCCAGATGTTTCGCAAAGCCTGGGAACCAGGGAGAATTGACGGAACCGAAATAGTTCTAAACATTATTGTCCCGTTGGTCTGGCCCTTTCTTGTTCCATTTTTCATTCTTCTGGTCTTAAATTTCCTGGCGGAACCTCTAAGAAAATACGTTTTCTATAAAACATACAACGGATGGAAATTGAGGAGACATGGATAAAGAAACCCTAGAAACACTGAAAAGAATGGTGCGAGAGGCCCTCTGCCAAAAAGGAAGGGTGTTTGACATTGTCCCAGAAACTCCCGAGGATGGGGCAGAAATTGGATTCATCGCCGCCTATGTTATTTTGTCGCAAAAGATAAAAAAGCTTGAAGAAGAAAATGCA